CGCGCAAACCGATGCCGCTATCAGTGAGCCACGTCCCGGTTGTATCTCCGGCAATGGCAATAGACTTTTGCTCCCATGTGTTCGCAACGGATATGGCGTATGTAAATGGATATCCACGGTTAAACGCACTGTTAGAAAATGCACCAGAGAATGTCCCGGTTAGAGACGACCTTACCCAGAAAGAAATCGTGACGGTCTTCGCGGTTGCTGCCCCAAACTGAAAATCTTGCAAATTATTTCCCTCTATTTGGTGCCGGAAATTATAAACCGAACCCGCAGCCGGAGACGCGTCGGCTGTGGTCGTCGTGATTCGAGTAAAGTTGGTGAAGCCTGCTGGTGGTGTGCTTGTGCTTCGTTGCAGAGAAAACACGCCTGCCGCTGCTGTTCCCTGTCCGTTCCACCTATCAACACCATAAGGCTGTGCCCCAGTGGACACCGAAACGCTTGCCCCCTCGTTTCTCTGATCAATCCGCATATCGCCGTTAATGACGCGATTGCGGAAGCCGAGACCGCCGATTACGCTCGGAGCAGAATTCGTAAACGTGGACGCGCCTGAAGCGGAGAGCGTAGTCGCGGCTACTGTGCTCGGCGTCGTCGCGCCCACCGTCCCATTGATGTTGATCGACGCGGTTCCCGTCAGATTCGTGACTGTGCCCGAAGCAGGAGTGCCGAGCGCAGGCGTTACCAGCGTCGGGCTGTTGGCAAACACAAGCGCACCTGTGCCGGTCTCGTCGCTGATTACTCCAGCCAGCTCGGCGGAAGTTGTCGCGGCGAGCGCACTCAGTTTGTCCGTTGTGACCACAAGGGTCTTGCTTGCTGGAATTGTCGTGCCGTTGAGCGTCGTCGTGCTGCTGCTGCCGAGCGTGGTAAACGCGCCCGCCGCCGCCGTGCTGCCACCGATAGCCGTCGCGTCAATCGTACCGCCGTCAATGTCCGCCGTGTCGGCCACAAGCGAATCAATGTTCGCCGTGCCGTCGATGTTCAGGTTGCGCCACTCATGCCCGGTCACGCCGAGGTCGTAGGTGTTGTCGGTTGACGGATTGATGTCAGACGCTACGCGAGCGTTGAAATTGACTGTGTCCGAGTTGCTGCTGCCGAGGGTTGTGTTGTCGTTGACCGTGAGCGAGGTAGCGGTCGCCGCTCCCAGAGTCGGAGTGACCAGCGTTGGGCTGCTGGCGAACACCAGAGCACCCGTGCCGGTCTCGTCCGTAACTGCCGCCGCCAGATTAGCCGATGAAGGCGTACCAAGGAACGTTGCAACACCAGACCCCAAACTTGTAATCCCCGTGCCGCCATTGGCAACCGCCAAGGTGCCAGCCAAGGTAACTGTGCCAGAGGACGTAATTGGTCCACCGCTGGTAGTCAGGCCAGTCGTACCACCGGAAACGTCCACGCTTGTAACCGTTCCCGCCCCATTGGTTGTCCACTCAACATCTGTAGCTCCCGCATTAACGGTAAGCACCTTGCCCACATTACCCGTGTAATCGGGCAATAGGTTGTCTCGCGCCCCAGCCGCGCTAGTCGCGCCCGTGCCGCCGTTGACAATTTGCAACGTGCCCGTAATCGCATTAAGCGAGTCAGGCGTGTCCAGCAGCAGAGTTTTGAAGACGTCCATTTTACAGGTAGTTAAGCTCTTGTGCCTCGATTACGGCATCTGTTGATGCCTCACGAATGGCCTTTGCTGTTGTAACCATTTGCCGCGTCCAATACGCCGAACTTCCAGAAGGCATACGGAAACCAATGCTCGCCGTTGGGTCAGTCACTCCGTCAAAGGTAACACGAACATCCGCCCCACCAATCTGAACAAGAACATGGGTTGTGCCGCTATTTAGCGACCAATTAAGTACGTTCTCCGCAGCAGCTCCAATTGTGTTTTGCCTGTGAATGGTACCGTTCTGGGCAATCGCCTGAGACGGTGTATTTACGATGCGTGCGTTAGCCATGATCTTTAGACGGTAAAGGGTGAAGCCTGAACAGCAGCATCTGTGCTGGCAGCGCGGATCATCTTAGCCGCATCAGCCCGACGGGCAGACCAGAAGTCGTTGTAGCCGCTCTTGAGCATGTGCCCATTAGTGGACGTTGGCGTGGAGCCATCAAACGTAACCATAATGTCGGCACCCTGGACATCAACAAAAACAAACTTGGTGTTCTCGTTGTAGAACGTGGACGCAAAGCTCACGGCAGCAGTTGACACCGTAAGCCGCTGGTCGGTCTCTCCCGGCGTTGGGACTGGGTAAAGATTAACTGAAAATGTGTTAGCCATAAATTAACGTGATTGACGTGAGATGTATGTTGAAATGCGCCGGTAAAGCGAGTTGTTGTTCCTCTGTGTCTCTGCCTTTTCCAATTCTATCATTAGGTATTGCTGGGCAACCTGCTCCTCCGCCATAGCCTTTTCAATCTGTCCATCCATCCGCAGGAAGTCGGCGTAAGCCGCATGCGCCACATACTGGAAATACTCGTCTGGGATGTCCGTGGAGTTTACCGTAAATGGCACGCCAGAAGCCTTAATAAACCCAACCCAGAAGCCGTCAAGGCTACTGTAATTGTTAATGACGTGCGCCCCATCGAAGTCCACATAGAACTCGTACTCGTTCGCGGAAACGATGTTTAGGGGATTGTTTGCCCAAATGCGGTTAAAGGACTCAATATCCGGGATGGCCACCGCAATAACCGTACCGCTGCCTGTGTACGTCTCGCTGCCTGTCCCCGTAGTCAGCTCGTATGTAAACGTGTCATTGGCCACCGTTGTCGTGTCAACGCCCGTAACCTGAAACGTACCATTAGGCGTAACCGTTCCAGACAACCCAGCAACCGTAACATACATCCCATCAACGAAGTCCACCGCAGTAGAGCACACAGCCGTAACCGTTGTGCCGCTCCGTAACGCTGATGTAATCGACTTGCTTGACGGGGTAAAGGTTCTAGAAATCACCCCATCGACCGCAGGACGCGCCTGCGCCCCGATGATGTAACGAGGCCACACCTGACTAGACCCGTAAGCCTGCCGAATACGGCGGTTTACGAAGTTCAGGATGCTGGTCTGCTCGTTGCTCGTAAAGTTTGAAACGCCGCAAAGCGACCTAATCAAACTAAACAGGTCAGTGTAGGTTCTATTGGTCACAGTTTATTGGGCGAAAGATGGGGAAACTTCTTCTGGAAATACTGCATAAACTCGCGGGAATGGAGTTCCTTGTGGCCGTACTTCTGCTGCATGCGGAAAAACTCCCACTCAGGGATAACGCCAATGCAACGACCCAAACCGGGCAAATCCTTCTTCTGGACACGCTCCCGAGCCTGTTCCGCAGCCTGTGCCTCCTTAGCCTTCTCCATCTCCTTCTTTAGCTGCATGCCAGTCTTAATCTCACGAATCAAGGCATCATGAATCTGCCCGTCGTGGTACTTGGGAAACGATGTAATTAACTCCATAAAAAAGGGGCCACCCGTATAGGTGGCCCCCATTATAACAGACTCCTGATTCCTTAGACGCGGGAGAAGTCGATCACCTGAAGGGCGATCACAATCTCACCAGCGGTAATGGAAGCAATCGCCGCATCATTAACCTCAATGACAACATTTGTCGCTGTGGAAACCAGCTTAACTGGTAAAACGCCACCCGCGATGGTCGTTGTGCCAGCGGCCTGAACGAACAGATCGCCAGTGTTGGCGACAGGAGCGGTCATGGCGTCAACGTCCAGAGCATCAATGAACTCGTCCGGGTCGGCCAGCGTTGTGCCAACGTCGATCACAAGAGAAGTCGAGCCAACAATGGCTGTCTTCTCCCAGACTACGCAGGACAGAACACCGGAACCAGCCGGGAGCTTGAACAGGTTCTTCTGACCACCGTTGCCGATGGCCTGAAGATCCGTGAAGGACAGCTTAGCAACATAGTTGATAAGCGTACCAGCGGACTCATTAACTGTGAGTTGGGGCATTTGATTTATTAGCTGAGGACTGTGATCTTGCCGTGGGCACCGGGATGGTTGACCAGCAGCGTGAGGGTCGTGTCAACGTAGCCACGCTCGCCACCACCGAGGTTTGGCAGGCGGGTAGAACCGAGGCCGATCAGCTCCGCCACACCGTAGTAGTCGGGGTTGACCAGATAGCCACTGTCCTTGTTCACCGTGTCTGGAGCGCAGTCAGGGTTCATGTTGACGATGCTGACCATACCATGGTCAGACTCGTACATCTCGACCGCCAGCTTGATGGTCTTGCTGTCAGCCGACTGCGTGACCTGACGGTACACCGTGTTGGTGCTACCAGAGGTACGCGCATAGTCAGCAATGACCCGGCGGAGAGCCGTGTCAGCAACAAGCGTCAGGTTGTTGGTCGTGCCAGTCACGCGATAGATCGACGTGATGAGGTCATTGAACGCGCTCTCGGTCAGGGAACCAGAGCTATGGATCGAGGCAGCAGGAGTGCGGTAAGCCGCCGGAACGTCCGATGGGCCAGCCGAATCAATCCAGTCGCCAAGGCCACGCAGACCGTAAACGGTGCCAGCACCGTCTTCAGCCGAGCGGTCATTGGTCGAGCACAGCGTCGCTTCCACGTCACGCTTGATCTCGCGGACAGCCTTGGCCTCAGCCTGGGCAATCTTGGCGGGACCAACGGACTCCACGGCGTTCTGAAGATCAGAAACCATGAAGTCGCGGCGGAACTTCTGGACGTAATTGCCCAGACGAGCGCGACCGCTGAACTTGTCGGTAAAGGAGGTGACGTCAGCACCCTCCGCAACGCCGGTCGTAACCGGAGCCGAGAGGCTGTCAACTGTCCACTCAACGAATGTCGCACTCGCCTTGCTCTTTGGAGCAGACGAAAGGACGGGTGTTTCCTCGGGGGCGAGGATTGTCAGGATGTCCGTGAGGTCTTCACGGTTGGAGACACCAGAACCGGGATTGGTTGTGTCGAATGTATTAGAAAAAGCCATGATGAATAATTATTTACGTTTAGAATGCTGTAGGGCGCGGAGAGCAATGAAGTCCGTCGTAGCACCAGATGAGCTAAACCGTTGCTGAATGTCTTTCACGGCCTTGACGACTCGTGTCTCAGGCTGCTCGCTCTGGGCTGAGCTGCTTGCCTGCATCGAAGGAGGACTAAGACGCGCAGACGGCTTTGACTCGACGATAGGCCTACGCCCGTAAATCGAGTTTGCTGCGTGGGCCACCATGTATTCCATGTATGGCTCCAAATCGGGAACAGACTTCATTGCCTGCTTAAGAAGAGGACTCTCCTTCAGGATTTCGTACTGTTTCCGCACATCGTTGTCATCGCCCTGCATCCAGTTAAGCTCTGTCTTAATCGCTTCCGTAAACTGCTGCTTAACAGCAACGCGATTCTGACGGGCATTAACCTCTGCAAGTTGAGCCGGGAGAAAGTCCTTGCGAGCCTTTTGGGAGTCTCGCATAACCTTACGCACCTGAGCCTTGGTGTAGTCCTGACCATTGATTGTGGTTACAATGTCTTCGGCACCGAGGTGCTCGTTGACCCACAGAATATCTTCTGCCCACTCAATGGCCTCGTCTACTTCTTTGGCTTTAGCTTGAAGTTTCTCCACCGTATCAATGTCGCCAAAAGGATTGTTTTCAATCTTCTTGGTTTCCAGTGGATCCTTCTGCGTATCCCGCTTAACTAGTTCCTGCTTCAGAGCATTAAGCTGTTCCTCGGCTTGCCTACGTTTTGCGGTAAGCTCACCGTATCGGGCTACTGCGCGACTGCCCAGCTTTTCAGCTAGTTCGCGCAAATCCTGCTCTGACATGGACTCTAGGTCGATTTCCTTACTTGACTTTGAAAGAACATCCGACTCCTCTGCGGGCTGTTGTTCGGACTCGTTAACGCTCTCCGCCTTCGGCGCGTTACTGGTCTCGTTCTTAGGAGCTTCCTGTGAACGATTTTCCTCAACCTCCTGCTGAGTTACCGGCTGTATAACCTTAGCGTTAATTACCTCGGAGCTAATCTTAGGCTCCCCAATAACTCCCGCCTTGGCCGCTTTGCGCTGGTGTGCGTACATACCGAACGCAAGGTTATCTGACTGTTCCACTGCATTTTTGACACCCGCAGCGTTGGGTGATTGGACTTCATTAGACATAGTTCGCGCTCTCTATTCGCCGGAGCGGTTGCGATGGGACATTATAACGCACCTTTTTGGTGCATTAAAAAATAGCCTATTGCATGCTCTGACGCTTCCTGAACAGGACGTCTTCCGCTTTGCACATCTTCAGGATTTGGTCGTATACCAATATCTGGCCTGAAATTTGTTGCATCTTTTCAGTTGGAGCATCGAACAGAGCGGATATGCAGGCTTCACGCTCTTCGTTAATTGATTGCAAAAAGTCCGCAAACTGCGAAACGTGAGACAAATAATCCAACGATTTTTCTAGTGACATAATTTACTACTGAGGCATTGCCTGTGTGTTCACATTGCCCATAGCCGCTGGCTGGGTTCCAATGCGACCAATCTGGGCGTTCTGGGACTGCTGCATCTGGAACGTGTACTGCGCGGCGTACTTCTCGATACGGCCACGGAAGGACTCGTCCTGCTGCAAACGCTGTGCAACATCAGGCTGCTGGGCGTACTGCTGGAGGATTTGCAGTGCAATTTGCGCCCCGTTAGGACGGGCAGGCATTTCAATGCCAGCAAAGATCTTGGTAAGGTCATCCGTAACGCTCTTAACCACCTGCTGCTGCGCCTGCTCCACCGGCTGAAGAATCGAATCAGCAGCAATTGGATCAATGGCGTTAGCGGACATTTCGATCAGGGTGTCTGGGTTGATGCGCCCATTGCGATCAAGCTGCATTAGGCTTACAAGCTGGTTCAGCTTGGACTCCTGCGTTTCTGGATCGGAGTTCAGAACGTCGTAAGCAATAACGATGTCGAAGTTCTCGTCAGGGTTGCCCTTGTCGAATCGCATTGGATCGGGCACGCCGGTAACGCGGAAGAACACCTGATCGGGACCAAACCGCTGGAAGCATTGGAAGGTCATCTTAATCACGTCTTGAACGTGGCTAAGGAACTTATCCAAAATGAACTGACGCTTAATCCCAGACAAAGGATCATTTGCGCTGAGACCAACCAGCCGGTCAGCCACGTCGATAAGCGTGCGCTCCATTTCAACGGAGCCGGGATTGTATTGCGGCGTAGGGCCAAACTGGAACTCACCGCCACGGCGGTATGGCACAAAGCGGCCCGGTCCCCAATCGCTGGGGGCGTTGCCCACAGGGTGCATGATCGGAGGCAGGGTAGCCATCGAGTTGCGGTCAATGCGGCTATCGCGCTCCACCTTAACCTGCCACTGGATGCCGCGCAGCATGTCGGACATGCTCTGCACATCGTACACGCGCTTGGAAGCCTCGCTAAGACGAGTAACCACCACCGGGTAGTCCTCGTATCCGTTCATTAGCTCAAACTTGGCATAGGGCTTAACGTCGCCCATCTTGGCCGAAAGCTCCCGGTGGAACACCGTGCAGTAGATGCCCTCAGAATTGTCGATTGGGTCAATCAAACGCTGGTAGCCATAGACCACCTCAATCAGTTCGTCCGCCTCGTAAACAACGTCATCCCATAGCAGGGTCTTCCGCGTGTTGTTCTCCTGACCAATGGTGTCCACGTTAACGCCCTTGTAGTGCTCAATAACGTAGTCCACCCACTCCTCATTCCAACCCTCAGTGGCAACCTTGTTCTTCAGCTCCTGGGCGGTGAAATAGGTGCGCCAAAAGCAGAACGGGGCACGCTGCGGATCAGCAACGTAGGAGGGGAAAAAGAAGTCGCCATCAGGGGTAAGAGCCTGAACTAGCGGCGCATCCACCTGCCGACGGCTTACTGGAATCTCGGCAACACCAGTCTTCCGCAAATCCTTCAACGCCTGTTTTGCCCGCTTGTCGTTTACCGTTGGGTAAACAGACTTCAGCATCTGGATCATCTGGTCATCAGCCAGACCCTCTACAACCGCAGTAGCAAGTGCAGGGTCAACTTGGGCAAGCTGGTTAAGGTCAAGCCGCTGGAGGAACGTGCGGTCCTCGCGCTGCCAGCCAACGTAGGTAATGGCAATGCCACGCTCAAGCAGATGGTTGCACGAAGCCTCCATCTCCTTCTTGAAGCGGGGAATGTAGCTGCTGACCATCCACTTCAGGAACGAGCTGATAACACGGGCACGGCCCATGTCCCCCATCTCCACGGGGTAAGCACGGATGTTTGCCCGCTGCATAGACGACATCAGCAATGCCACATAGCTGTTAATGCGCTCATCAATGACGTGCGCCTCAGAGTCAGACGCGCCCTCCCACGGGAAGGCATCCGAGCCATGCTTGCGAAGATCCCGAGTCTTACCCGGCCAGATGTTGTTGCGGTCATCGTAGCTCTGGCGGCACTGCTGGAAGTAAGGCTCTAGGTCAGCAAGCGTGTTCTCGTATGCACGACGCAGAGCGTTTACGTTCGGCTCTTTCTCTACATACGTCAGGGATTTCTCGTCGTTGTCGGGAATCATAGGTTTTTAAACTTGTCGATAAACTGGCCAACGGCCCTGTGCGTGAAGGTAGGGTGTACCCCAATCTTCTCACAAATGGTACGCGGCTTTAAATTGTCTGGGTTGCCGGTAAGCTCTCTGTAAAGAATCTCGAAACCCAACAGGCGATCCACATGGGCATCAATCCAGTCATCATCGCACGTCTCATCCCATGAGGGATGCGTGGCGGTAGGTCGTTCCTGTATTGTCTGTAATGGCATGAACCGGGAATTTCTTGTTCTTGAGTTTACCACGCAGCTTTGGTGGAATTAGAATGGCACGTTTACCACCAACGCCTTGTATGTTTCCATAAATCCAGCGCGGGTTCGGAGCATCGTGAACGTAGTCCGCTTGCAGGACATCTGGAGAAAACTCCGGGATGTCCATAGCCAGCCTAATTTTTAAAACAGCACTTTCGGTGAACCATGTGTTCTTCCCGTGTCCCGTGTAGTCGTCAGGCGTAAGTTTCTTTGCCTTGAGCAGCATGAGATCGTTGACGTTAACCCCAAGCTCCTCCGCTAGTTCTGTAATTTTAACTTTCATTAGTAACCTCGTTTTTTCCCTGTTGTCTTCATGCCCGTTGGGTCAATGTAAACGCAAGGAGTTGTTGCCGCGTATCTTAAACAATCAATAGGATCTTTCCACGCTTCCTCTGGACCTGCTGCGCCCGTGTACTCCTTCAGCGAAGCAATCGTGTTTACACAACGATCAGAAATGTAGAAGTGCGGATGGTTCGCTGAATCAACCGGAACCTTTGCGTTGTATGCCATCTTCGTCTGTATTGCCTGAATGCCGTCCTCAATCTCAAGCCCCGGCGCAGGGACAAACAGCAGACCAGCATCCTCCAGCTCCTCGATAATGCTGCTGGCTCCAGTGAGCCCTGGGCGTTTAGCGGCACCGGCTCTCGGGTCAATCAGTCTCTCAAAGATTTGCTCGTTCTCCTCAGACCGCGTAATAAGGTCAACGTAGTCCCTGATACCATAGCCAAGCCCCTTAGCCCCATCGCCATAGGACCACTTGCGTCCAGCCCACGTCGCCCAGTCTCCCACGTTGACATCCGGCCACTCACGGTAAACCCAGAACGTCCCATCCTCATCCACGGCTATCCATAGCATGAACCAGTTCTTGGAACCGGCAGGATCGAGAATTAGGTACCGCGTCACTCCCTTTCTGGGGATTAGATCATGGCTGACCACATTGATGCTGGGGTTAAACAACGGGAACTTTGTGGCCATGCTCTTAGTCGGGATACCGTACAAACGGCATAGCACCCATTGCTCGTCTCCCTTAGCCAAAGCCTCCTTGGCCACCCGCTCATACCCCGAGAACGGATTGTCCTTTGTGTGCAGGTAAATGATGGCTGCGTCCTGCTTGGCACACCGCTGCACATACGGAACCATCTTGTTGTTCAGAAGCTCCGCTGGCTTCTCCTCAATGGTCTTAGCCCCCTCAAGGTACTGCCGCACCGTTTCCGTGTACCCATCAATCGGCGTAAAGGTTAGGAGCATCTTGGCGTTACGGGTAGCCAACCGAAAGGACAGGGTGTTAATCAGGTCGGGGCCACCCAGGTACTCGTCGCACCACGCTCCAAGGTTGGGCACCGTAGGCGCATAGCATCCAAGCTCCAACCCCTCTAGCACCGTCTGGTTCTGCTGAAACTGGCTGTACGTCTTAAACAGGATGCGGCTACCGTTGGCAAAGATGACGCTGTTCCCGGCAAAGCCATTCTGTTTCGTATACGATACATACTCTTCCTGACCAAGCTGCTTACGCTTCAGCTCAACCGGCAGATGGTGGAATACAGCCGTCTGCTGAACCAACACCGAAAGCTCAGCGTTCTGGGCAAAGCAAACAATTAAAGACTGCGGGTTGTTCATGCACGCCTTCACCACCATCCACGCCCCAAGCTGCGTCTTAGCCGCACGGTTGCCACCCAAAGCCAGCACTGTGTCCACCTTGCCCAGCCACTCCTGAACCACATTCCAATTGGGCAGAACAAACCCATACCTATACGGATCGCCCTCAGAATTGCTGATAGCTTCGTGGTAAACCTTATGCAGCCGGATTAAGTCTTTCGGCTCCATCACAGCCATCTCCTCCACCGTAGGAGGCTTCAGGATGGCATGGTTACGCCACTTAAGAGCCATTGGTCTCCGTAACGTTAATCGGGATGGCGTCAGCCTGGAGCTTAGCCTTAGCCGCCGCAATCTCCTTCATGGCATCCTCAAGGGTAATCCCCACCACGCTGTGCTGCACCCGTATGGTGTTCTCACCCATAGCAGACATAGCCTTATCCTGATAGATGCCGTACATCAGCGCAGCATCCCTAGCATTGAGCTTTCTAAGCTCCTCTGGGTCCGCCGCCAATTGATCCATCTTTGCATTAGCAATGAGCCGTGCCTTCTCCGCCAGCTCCACCCCATCCTCCGCAAACCGCTCACGGTGAAACTCAATGGTCTGCTTGTGCCGCTTCCGCAGCGCAGCTATCTGCCCAAAGGACAACCCCGTTGTCTTCATGATGCAGTTGGGGCTATCCCCACGCCCCATCATCTCCAACGCCTGTGCCGACTCCTTGGGCTTCTGCACCTCAGTACTTTGCGGGTTGCTCACCTTTGCCACCGACGCAGCTACACTTGCTCCTACTAATGCCATATCAAATGTACTTGTGGCCGAACTTGCGGCTACTCGTACTCCAAGGCATAACAAGCGTTACGTCCATAGCGAATGGACCAATGCACACGCAAATCATTGCCTCATCCTTATGGCAACGGCCATTTCGTGCGTAGTTTACGTTACCACCAATCGCAATACGGTCAATGTCGTAGTCAATGGACAGTAACCCAAAGCCAACCCACACCGACCAGTATCTGTGCGTTCTCATCCACACACCGCATCAAACTTGCAAATGGTTGTCAAGCGTTGTGTAATGTCCGATAGATCAAACGCCATTGCACCAACACCTCTCTTTTGAAACAAACAGCACATAGCCTTTGTTTCCAAAGATGAGCCCATCTGGCAACTACCCCGCCACATTGCGCCTCACTTTGGCCTGACAGAACTGACACAATACCCCACCCCCTTAAGTTTGCTTGACACACTTTCACTAAACCCCTTAAAACCCCGTTAGGGGCGCACAACGTGCGATCCGAGGCTCGGTGGCCTCGGGCTACTGCGTGTGGCGCCACAGCCACGAATGCGCCATTTAGCCTTTTTTTTAGGGACGGGCGGATGAATTAGTACATCAGCAGCGCGGCGCAGGTCGAACCCCCTCCCCCCGGTCGGCGGTCGGTCGGCGTACCCGCAAAGCAAGTGCGTTGCAGGAGCCTGGCAGGCGGTAGGCTCGCGTGTGCGAGGGGTACGAGGTGGGGAGGATGCATCCGGGGAGCCTCCTGACATCCGGGGAGACATCCGGGGAGCATCTCTCCTGTGCATCCGGGGAGCCTCTGCTGCGGCATGCGGGCTGATCCTGCGGCATTACGCGGCCGGGGAATGGCTAGGGTATGGGCGCGCATTTAATGGGCGCAAACGGGCACGGATTGCGCGAGCTTTTGCGTGAGCGCGAAACTATTTGTCATAGGAGGAAATGCGATTTCTGAAAATAGTTCTCGACCAAATCAATAGAACCTGATCTATTAATGGCATGGGAGCAAAACGCTCCCGGCAAAAACAAACACACATGAAATCTCACATCCTAGTTCACGGCCCTGCTGAGTATGTTTTCAACCAGCGTAGAACCTATAAACAAGACTTCGCTGCCATTCGTTCGTTTAAGTTTCAATCTTTGGTGGTTTCTTTCCGGGATCAGAGCAACCACACCAAGGAGCCTTCCTTTGATGAAATGCGCGATTTCTGGTCTTGCGCGTCCATGTTTGCCGAGTCTCATCTCTCCTCCCATTGATAGCCTAAAAACAAATAACCACCATGAAACAGACACTCACTAGCTACGATTTTGTAAACCGATTCACCGAAATCCGCCCGGACAATTTCTCACGGGCTGCGCTGTTCGCGCTCTTTGATTACTATGGAGAATTGGAGAGAGAGGCACAGGCCGAAACTGAGTTTGACCCCATCGCCATCTGCTGCGATTGGACCGAGTACGCATCGGCCACGGAGGCAGCCGAGGCCCACGGATGGGAGTGCCCAGAATCAGAGGATGAAAAAAACGACACGTCCGAACGCGAGGCCATGCAATACCTCCACGACGAAACGACTGTTTTGGAGTTATCTAGCGGGCTCCTTGTCCTGAACCACTGATCCAACCACAACCACAACCCCTTGCCCTGCTCCCGGTTCGCCGGGGCGGGGTTTCGGGGTGCCAGGGTGGCAACGTGCCGCCCACAACCACAAAAACACAATGATCACGAACCTGCAAAAACTCACGGGGTCCGCACCCCTATATCGCCGCTACCCTTCACAGAGCAACCCCCAGGATGCTTTCGTCGAAATCGACTCGGCCGGGGCCGTTTGGTATTACAGCAACCCGGAGATTGGCAACGGTGTGCCGTCCGACGTATTCCACGGCACCGCCCGACGCTGGCGCATCCCTCACGTCCTCACGGCGCAGGGGTATGAGAGCCTGCACAGGGACATCGAGGACATGCTCCAACGCATCGCCGACGGCATGGAAACCTATTGGGATGGACAAAACACGGCGGGTCGGCTCACGGAGGACGCATCCGACGCCAGCGACGAGCTGGAGCAGTTTTTGTCCAATTGCTGGCAAAACGATTATCTGAGCGACGAGGAATATCTCGCCGAGCTAGAGTCCGCCTGATCCAACCCCATGAAAAACATCAAACTATTCGCCCGAAACGGTGCATGGATCGCCCGCACCGATGACGCCGAGGCCATCCGGTTATTCGGAACGCCCGATCTGCCAACGGCTTTCACCGACCGGACAGACGCCGATCAGGTGCTGTCCGCAATCCAGCGTCTGAATCCCGGCGCGCACGTCTCGATCATCCCCAACCCCATCCCATGAACTCCAAAGCCGTCCTGAAATTCATCTTCGAAACCCTCGTTTGTATGGCCGTTGGCCTAGCGATTGCCATTCTGTTCTATAACGCACTTTAGCAAACACCCTGCAATATGACCACACAAACAAAGCACACGCCCAGCCCTTGGACTCACTCTCCCGGCCAAGACACAATTTGGGCACGGGACGGCAACCTGCTAATCGCCCGCACCGATTATGCGCGGGGGGAAATGGCCGTAAACGAGGACGAATTTAACGCCCGCCTAATCGCGGCCAGCCCGGACCTTTTGGCCGCCTGTGAATCCGCCCTTGCGTTGCTCACTGACCCCAACGCGGAGCCCGGAGACGCGGACGCCGTGACGGCAATGCTTAAAACCGCACTAGCCAAAGCCAAGGGAGAGGCTTAAGCACCCATGTAGGTCCGTTTAAGGCCACTTAAGAGGCATTTAACAGGCAATCCATACCAACACCCGCACCAACCAACAAACAAGCCTAAAGGCCAAAGAAACCAATGAAAACACAATTACTAAAGCTAAACCCGGTCCAGTTTTGCAAAGAAACCCATGCGTGCGCCGGCGGCGAGGATTTTGCCGCTAAACACAAAACAATGGCGGAGGTTTGGGACAACTGCCCCAGGGTTGATTGGCTAACCTGGATTTTGGACGCCATTGACGCGCCGCACGACGAGAAGGCAATGCGTCTTTTTGCCTGCTGGTGCGTCCGCAACACCCCACTGGAAGACGGTCGAAAGGTTTGGGATTTGCTCACAGATGATCGGTCGCGCAATGCCGTCGCAGTCGCAGAACGGTTCGCAAACAGCGAAGCAACGGGAAGCGAATTGCATGCGGCAGGGGCTGCAGCAGGGGATGCGGCACGGGATGCGGCATGGGCTGCGGCAGGGGCGGCATGGGCTGTGGCATGGGCTGCGGCAGGGGTGGCAGGGGCTGCGGCACGGGATGTGGCATGGGCTGCGGCACGGGATGCGGCATGGGCTGCGGCAGGGGTGACAGGGGCTGCGGCACGGGATGCGGCGGGGGATGTGGCATGGGCTGCGGCACGGGATGCGGCATGGGATGCGGCAGGGGCGGCCCAAGTCCGAGAACTTCGCCGCGTTGTCCCAAACCCATTCCTCTAATGGGACCCAACCCATTAAAAGGGCCGCAATCCATTACGCAAATGACACACAATATAACAATATACCGGGACCATGAGCCCCTGTCCCTGATCATCCGCGCCACGATTACGAAAAACCACGACGCTCCAGGCTCTTTTCTCGGTGAAGGTGACTGGATTATTGACCTCGATTCCGTAACCGACGACGCGGGCAACCACATCGAACTGACGGAGGAGGAGGAGCAGGAGGTTGTTGACAGGATTGTAAGGTAAACCGAGATGCGGCTAGTCGGCAGGCCTTTTCCGTGAAGTTTCGCCAGATTAACAGTGAGAATGGTGAAGTTTTGACAGATTAGGCCAGAGTCTAAGATGACTTGACAGACCACGAAAAAACTGTGCTATACTGCCTTTGTTGGGAATGCGGCCTGCACAGCCGATCGAATTTACTGGGTTTGGTGTTTTGCCCAGTGAGCCCCGGAAGCTGTGCAGGCTTGCCGGGGCTTTTTCTTGCCCTGATCCTAACCGTTGGTTCCGGCAACGTATCAGCACCATTGCACCGGACGGTTTAAACGCTGTTAAAGTTAGCTGCTAGGTATCACGACAAGTCCTTGCCCCAACTTAGGGAGATTCGAGGGAGCAAGGCATGGAACTAGCCTCACGGGCTCAGTCAGGGGAGGAAGTGGTACTGAAACGGGGATGGAAGAACCTTTCCCGGAATGCAGTAGGCAAATAGGAGACATACGCCCACCTGGCGCATGGAATCTCCCTCATGGCTAGTCGGGGAGACTTGACTAACAAGATCACCTTGGACTACCGAACGCATTGCCTTTCCCCAGCTTTCAAAGAAAGCGATTGGTTCCGATGGACTACCGATTACAAAAGAGACATCACGAATTAGCTTGTGCTCTCGAAAGCGAGGTTTCAGTGTGGGGATAGTTTCAGCAACTAATGAAAACGCAACCTCGGATAATTTCAATCTTCTCCGAGGTATTGTAAACCAAAAACAACCAATGAAAAACGAAATTACGTTAGATCAGGCCCGCAAGGTTTTGGAGGTAGTTGATGTCGGCCTTTGTGGAGGGATCGGGAATCCGGTTCCGGGAGAAATGTGCGTTGAGGCTGCGGTTTGCTACGCTCTGGGACAGCCGCACGGGGACGACCCGGAATGCGTAAATGCCGCCGTGCGCCGGTTCAAAATTGAGCTCAACGACGCTAGGTGGTCCAGTAATCAGGCCCGCAGCGCGGGCATGCGAAAGTTGGCGATTGCCCAGCTAGGCACCAATGATAAGTTTTTCGACGAAAAGAAGTTTGTTGAGGTGCTAATTGAGCAGACAATACGCAAGATTGTGCCGTACGCGCTGCGCTTAGCGGTCAAAACGGCTAAAGATGAGCGCAAGCAGACGCTGGAAGAGGCTGCATTACGTTGCGAGCGGGACGGTGATAGGGCGGCAGCGTGGAATGCGCAAGAAGCCTCCTACGCCGCCTACACCGCCTCCTACGCCGCCTACGCCGCCTCCTACGCCGCCATCTACGCCTCCGCCTACGCCGCCAACGCCGCCTACGCCGCCAACGCCGCCAACGCCGCCAACGCCGCCGCCGACGCCGCCGACGCCTACGCCGCCGCCGCCGCCTGCGCCGACGCCGCCCACGCCGCCGCCTGCGCCGACGCCGCCGCCAACGACGACATTGCTCTTAAGATGTCAGCCGACATCGGTGTGCAAGCACTCCGTGCCGCTGGAGCCCACGGCATTAAGCTCATGGATCAACTAATCCCAGAATGAAAACACTACTCGCGCTAATCGCGCTATCAGGGTCAGCATTCGCAGCCCCACCAGAGGCTTTCTGGAGGGCTTTGCATCAGGTAGAGACCGGCGGGCGGTTTGGAGCCATCAAGGGAGATGGAGGCGCAGCCCTTGGACCCCTGCAACTTCACAGGGGCTTCCACAGGGACAGTGCCGTGCCTGGACCATTTGAGCGGGTGGCCGATTTGAGCTACGCCCGTAGGGTGGCGACTGCGTATTATAAGCGGTACGCTCCTGAGGCATGGGAGCGCGGGGACGTTGTTGTGTTGGCCCGCATCCACAATGGAGGCCCGAGGGGGCACCAGAAGGCCGCCACCCTAGCCTATTCCCGCAAGGTCGTGGCCGCGATGGGGGGTAAGCGATGAGCACCACCAACGACCAGCCCGCCGCCGACTACGCCACGCTGCGAACGCTTGCCGACAACCAAGCTGAGGACATTGAGCGGCTGCACGCCAAGATCGCGAACCAAGCCGAGCGCATCCGGCACCTCGAAGGCGCGACCAATCACGCGACGGGCACGCCGCTGTCGCAAGCACAGGCCAAGATTGTTGCCCTCGAAAGCCAGCTTGAGGCCCACGCATGGACGATCAGCCCCGCCATGGCGCAGGCGCAGATTGACGCGCTAAACGCCCAGATTTATCGGCTGAGAGCCGCGCTGATAAAAATTGCTTACATGACGCGACACGAATGGTCGGCAAATGTTGCCGTAGAAGCGTTGGAGGGCCAGCCATGAATATGCACCCCTACGTGACGGCACTAGTCATCTTCTCACTAGTGGTCGTCCTCCTGGGCATCGCCGTTGTTGCGGTGATGATGTCCGGCAGCGACCGGCTATATCCGCCAGACGACAGGGAGGACGACGACGATGAGGACTAGCGGTTGAGGATGGTCGTAAATGTCGGGCTCTCGCGAATTACGACGTAGGGCCGCATCACACCATCCCAGCAAGCAAGCTCAACTTTCTTTACCGGCTTCTCCGATTTTACTTGAGGCCGTTCAACAAAAATAGGATTACCAAACAAATCAATTTCCGGCATAGAGAAAACATAAACAACCCAAAAAAACAGTCAATAACAACGAGACAAATGGCACTAATTCACCACGCCGCCGCGATCCCCGTAGATGGGGAGCAGTGGAGGCTTCGTATGGAAATGTGGATGGAGGCATCGAGGCCCGAACCGCTTTCCGAAATCATCAGAGGGCTAGACGACATGCGGATCGACTACGATTTGAGCCGCTGCGTCGTTTACACGTCGCCACTTATCCCAGATGAGGACGATGACTTCCGGGAGGCACGCGCATGAGCACCATAATCAATGACGGAGGATCGGCGTTTCCGTATGGGCAAAAGAACTTCACCGAACGCTCAAGCGAAGGCATGTCCCTACGCGACTACTTCGCGGGGCAGGCTTTGGCTGGCATGATGGCTAACAAAAATGCTCAGGATTGGACGCTCTCGGAGGTGGCTACCGATTGTTACCTATATGCCGACGCGCTGCTTAAACATAGGATGGCACGCCGATGATCAAGGAACAGCTACCCATGATCACCGCCGAACACGACGTAGAGGCATACAAGGAAGTCCTCGACATCATGGCCGCCCGCATCAAGCGGGCAGAGCAACACAACAGCTATCTAAGCGAAGCGCTTTTCGAGTGCCAGAAACGTGTGGAACGACTTAATGCAGAGCTTGAGCAATATGCGAGGAAATCAATCCCTGCATTGGCACCAAACACCCCGAGCAATGACCTTCCGAACGATAACCCATGACGACTGGATCCGAAGCATTAGACACGCCCGCAAGTGGCGCACCGCGAGAGCGCAAGCTCAGGCTCAGGCGCGGGCCGAAGCCAGAGAACGGCATTTGCCGGGTGCGCTTGTTGAAGTGCGGGCCATTCGTGAGGCAGGAGACGGAGGACATCCTCATGGCGTGGAAGAAGATTTACGGGATCACTCCCGGCAGAGCCATTGACCAAGTGATTGCCTACGTTTCGCGGGATCCTCGCTTTCAGCTCAACACCAAAAACCAATGACCCAAGCCCAAGCACAAACCACCAACGAAAACGCCGTCTCATCACTCTTTGCGACCATATCCAGGCTGTCCCCGCAGTACCACATTCTCGTCAATGCCAACGCCGAAAAGGTGGAGTCCGTACTAGACGAATCGCGGAGACGGGAGCAGCTGAGAGAAAAAGACATTGCCAAGATATTTAGCTTGAAATACAACGGGGGTTGCCCCAATACCCAGATTGCCCGCGTGATGAACATCAGCGACGTAACGGTGTACAACATTTTGCGTAGAAAACATAAACTATCGGCCAACTGGCCAAAACACGAAAAAGAATGAGCCTAGAATTAGACAGCAACAATAGCCGCCGCTTAGGCGTTGGGGAACGTATTAACGCGGGTGTGTTCGCACGCCCTTGGTGTAGTGGCCTAGACTGGGCAATGGTCGGACCAGACGATCACGTTTGCGGTAGCTACGTCCCGGATGACTGTGACCTAGAGTACCGAGAGTATCTCATGGTTGAGGGAGCCGAGGACACGCCAGAGGAAGAAGATCCGTCCGAGCCAAACGTGGATCACATTGTGGAGATGCTTGGGATTAGGACCGAGATGGGCAAGAAAGCCCTCGCCCTTGCGCTCAGGAACGTGCAGGTGCTGGACAGCAAGCAACTCGATTACGGTTCCGCCAACATCGCAGACTTCGGGGAGTACGGTGTTCTGGTGCGCGCCAACGATAAGGTTGCTCGCCTGAAGAACTTGCTAACCAACGTAGCATCACCACGCAACGAGTCCATTGAAGACTCTTGGCTTGATCTCAGCAACTACAGCATAATTGCCGTCCTCTGCCGTCGCGGAGACTGGCGTTAATACCATGGAAACCACGAATCACTTCGCCGCCCTCGCGGCTATCAACGTAAACGACAAGACCGAGAAAAAGAACGGGCTAACCTATTTGTCTTGGGCTTGGGCTGTTGACCAGCTCATGCGGAGAGATCCCAGCGCAAGCTGGGTGTTCGGTGAGCCCGTGCGGTGGAACGAGACCGTGATGGTGTCATGCACCGTCACAGCCTTTGGCAAGCCCATGACCGCGCACCTTCCGGTGATGGACCACCGCAACAAGGCCATCCCTAACCCAGACGCCTTCCAGGCTAACGTTGCCATGCAGAGATGTCTTGTGAAGGCCATCGCTCTCCACGGTCTCGGGCTGTACATCTACGCTGGCGAAGACCTGCCAGAAGGCGAGCCAGAGCCAAAGATCAGCGAGCAGACCCGCGCAAAGCTGACCGAGCTTGCCACAACAAAAGAAATTGCAACGAAGATTGATTTAGCTCTTGCAAAGAAGGGACGTAGCTCCCTTGATGACCTTACCGAGGACGAAGCACAGAAGCTCATCCTTTGGCTCAACCGCTAATCCACATGAACTATACCGCAAAGATTGACGTTAAGAAGATTGACAAGGCCCACCTCTACAAGGGTCAGTACCTTGACCTTGTGATTTGGGAGAACCGCGACGGTCCCGGTCAGTACGGGGACACCCACATGATCGTCCAGAGCGTATCCAAGGAAGACCGCCAAGCAGGGAAGAAGGGTCCCATTGTCGGCAACCTGCGCCCGATGGAGAGCAAGGGTGAGGTTAAGTCCAAGCCTGCCTTCAAGCAGGAGGAGAACAACGAGGACATCCCGTTTTAACCAGCAACCCAACAGTCAAAAAAACACCACATGACAGCGAACATCACAACAGAGGTCACGACCATAGTTGACCACTACGCCAATCTGGCGAACTCATACGCCTCAAAGGCGGGGCAGCTCTACGGCATGCTGGAGATCCTGCCAATTATCACCCAGGGCCTGAGCCAAGAGGAACTCCACAAGTCCATCAGGACGGCCTCAGAGAGGGCCAAGGAGATCATGTCCACATGAGCCACTGGTACACCAGAGACGGCTTGACCTGCCACAAGCAGCGCAGCAAGAAGAACGGGGAGGAGCGCGACACGACCCTTCATGACGCAAAGAGGCTGTTGCTTCTCCCCTCAGTCACCGCCATCACCGCGATCATGGCCAACAATGGCCTAGATTTCTACAAGAAACAGTCGGTGGCCAAGGCGGCCTATGCGTGCCCTGCGTCTTCCTTTGAGACCGAGGACGAGTACATCTCGCACGTTCTCAAGAAGGCGGACGAGCCAATGCAATTGGCCCAAGACTTTGGCACCCTCATCCACGCCCGACTAGATAGCATTCTGGGCGATAACGGCTCCGTTGCAGAGGGTGAGATGGTCATGCTCCCAGAAGGCCGGGAAGTGCCATTAGTCTCGATCATTGACCCTGCGCTTGATGTCATCCGTGGCCTGAACCTGGAGTTTCAATCAACGGAGCGCATCCTGACGTCTCGCCTTGGCTATGCCGGTACGTCGGACGTACTGGCGATGAAGAACGGGCTGCCCATCATTGTGGACTATAAGACCAAAAAGACCACAGAGGGCGAGCCCATTGCCCCCTACCCTGAACAAAAAATGCAGATTGCCGCCTATTGGCATGCGGCCTTCCCCCCATGGGTTGATTCTCCCATGGGTGGTTGCAACATCTTCATAAGCTCTACGGAGCCGGGGCGGGTGGAGGCCCACTGGTATGAAAGCGAGGAGCTAGAGCATGCTTGGGAAACCTTCAAGGCTTGCCTTGCCCTCTGGAAGCAGGCCAAGAAATACGAGAGCGGCTGGTAGTCCACCCCGTCCATGAATATCGGGAGCCCCACTCCCGATTTTCTTGGTTCTTACACCTAAACAAACATGCAGCTAGACGGCATCATTTTCATGGAATCCAGCGGCGTTATCCGCGAGGCGTTCCGGGCTCGGGGGCTCAACGTGTATTCCTGCGATCTTTTCGCGGCGGACGATGGGTCCCCGCACCATTTCCAAGGGGACGCCCGGCAAGTGATTCGTGAACACCCAGCCCCGTTCTACGGATTCCACCCTTCATGCACCTACCTTTGCGGTTCGGGCATTCACTGGAATAATCGTGGCCGAGGCTGGGAGAAAACAGATCAGGCGTTGGGCTTCATCCTGTGGTGCATGTCGCACACCGATACGCCGTATTATTTGGAGAACCCACGGGGCATTATCTCTACGATGATTCGACGGCCAGACCAAGAGGTTCAGCCGTACCAATTCGGGGACGACGCCAGCAAACTGACGGGGCTGTGGCTAAATCGCCTTCCACGCTTGCGGATAGATGGAGCTAAGCGTTTACCGGGTCGCATGGTCATGCACAAAGGCAAGCTGGTTGAACGCTGGAGCAACCAGACCGATTCCGGCCAGAACCGACTTCCGCCGAGTGCGGATAGGTGGAAGGCCCGTAGCAGATCTTACCCAGGGATTGCGGCGGCGATGGCTGAACAATGGGGACAACCCAAACTCCTATGACAAACACCGACCTTCCGCACACCCTTGACGGTGAACGCGCCATCCTCTCCTGCATCCTTCTAGATGGTGCCGCCTCCCTGTCCAAAGCATTGGATGCCAAGATCGGTGAGGAAGCCTTCTTTGACCCCATCCACCGCAAGGTTTGGCGAGCAATCCTCTGGCTACACAAGAACAACCAAGCCATTGACATCACCATCTTAGCTGACGAACTAAACAAAAAGGGAAAGCTGGAGGAGATTGGGGGGATCGAAGGCTTAATGCAGGCAACCAAAGGCGTTGCCACAACCATCCAGTTTGACCATTGGCTTGAGCGCGTCCGCGATGCGTACATCAACCGCAAGCTGATCGAGACCTGCGACCGCATGGCCGAGAAGGCCCGCGCCAACTCCGGCTCCGTAGAGGACTTCGTTCAAGCAACACACGACATCCTCTCTGTTCGCCACGCCACGCAGACCATCCAGACCCTCTCCCAAGCCTCAGACGAGGCTATCGTTCGCGCTGAAAGCATCCTAGCCGGGACAGAGAAGCCAGAGGAGCGTGGCCTTAGCTGGCCTTGGGCAGACTGGAACACCCGCTTTGGCCCAGCCACCGCTGGGGAACTAGTCATCATTGGGGCACGCCCCGGCATAGGTAAAAGCTCCAGCGCACGCCAATGCTGCCTCTCATGGGCAGAGGGCGGGGAAGTGCTGCTGTTCAGCCGGGAAATGCCCATTGGCGGGCTTCCGTACCTGTTTGCCCAGCAAATCTCAGGCATCTCATGGAAGGAGTTCCGTGACCGCAAGCTGCACAAAAGCGACGAAGCGGACTTCATCGAAGCCCTGAAGGCTATCCGCGCCATGAAGCGACTGCACATCTTTGACCGCGACCGCACACTCTCCCAGGTTACGGCCCGCATCCGTGCATTCTCACAAGTCAAGAAGGTCAAGGCTATAGCCATTGACTACCTTCAGCGATACGATCCACAGCAAGACAAGGGCGAGACCCGAGACGTAGCCCTTGGCCGCATGAGCATGGCTTTTAAGGACATGGCTGTTGATCTAGGCGTGCCCGTCCTGCTGCTGGCACAAGTCTCTCGCGGCGTTGAAAGAGAGGCCAGAGAGCCACGCATAAGCGACCTCCGCGAGTCCGGCAATCTGGAGCAGGATGCCGACCGTATTATCTTCTTGCACGCCCCCGCACAAACCCCTAGCGGTATGTCCAATGATCCAACTGATCGCTCACTAACCAACCTTTACACAGAAGCCATTCAGGCAAAGGGACGCGGAGAAGGACAGGACCGCGCACCCCTTAACTTCCACCGTCCGACAACCCGTTTCCTAAGCATCCAATCATGACCACCGAAGAACTAGAAGCAGCAGGCTTTGCCCCACTCACAGACCCCTATGAAATGCCAAGGGAGGAGGAGGAGCTTGAACGCTGCAAGAAGCAGCTAGAGAACGGCAAGGCTGGCCCCATCCCCTATCGGATGCGCTGGATTGACCATGAGTTCGTAGAAATTTGGGCTAAACCACGGGTCAAATGAACGGTAAAGGCGACTCCCCACGGAACTGCTTTAGCGAAGACTTCCGCTCCAACTATGACCGCATCTTCCGCAAAGCCAGAAAAGCCCTTCAACGGCGGTCAGTGGACGGCAGCCAGAAAACAGTCGTTCATCATGTCGGCTCTTCGCCGCGCCCAATGGCCGCAGAAGTACGCCTCGATCAGCAGCGCATACGTGCGTGACGGGATTAACCCAGCCACCGGCAAACCCTGCAAGCTCCACCGCTGCCCGCTCTGCAAGAAGCTCCACCCCAAGGGCATGATGCAAGCCGACCACACAATCCCAGTCATACCCCTGTCAGGCTTCGACTCTTGGGATGGTGTAATCTCTCGGCTCTACTGCGAAAAGGATGGCTTCCAACCCATCTGTAAGCCCTGCCACAAGGGCAAGACTCTCCTAGAAAACCAACAACGCAAAGCACTCAAGAAGCCATGAAAAACGCCAAGAGGTTTGTCATATGTTCCGACATCCACGGGGACGAACAAGACGAGAAAGCAACCGCCAGCTTGCTGGACTTCTGCAAGGACTTTAAGCCCCATATCCGCGTCCTGAACGGTGATCTTTGGGACTTCCGCAACCTCCGCAAAGGCGCATCTGACGACGAGAAGGCGCATAGCCTAGAGGACGACTGGCAGGCCGGGATGGAGTTTGCCAGCGCCTATTTCAAGGCTTCGCCCTCGGCCAATTTCTTCCTGCGCGGGAACCATGACGAACGGCTATGGGAGTTTGCTAACTCCGCATCCGGGCTCCTTCGGGACTACGCCACCGACGGGATTAAGCGCGTAGAACAGGCTGCGCGGGTATGGAAGGCAACGATGCTGCCGTATGACAGTCGCAAGGGCGTTTTGCAGCTTGGGAAGCTCAGGGTTATTCACGGATACCATGCAGGAGCCGGGGCAGCGCAAGCGCACGCCCGCGTCTATGGCAACTGTGTCTTTGGGCATACGCATAGCGTAGAAGTAAACGCCATCGCCAGCCTGGAGCCCGAGGAAGCGCGGGGAATTGGGTGCCTGTGCAAGCAAGACATGGGTTACGTCAACTTTAAGACAGGGAAGCTCAGGTGGGCGCAGGGTTGGGGATACGGACTGCTCCATGAAGATGGCACTTATCACCTTAACCAAGCCAGAAAGATTAACGGAAAGTTCGTTTGCTCATCACGTTTTACAGATTACTGAAAATGCTTACAAAGGAATATCTTAACGAGGTTTTGGACTACTGCCCAACAAGCGGTGTTTTTACGTGGAAAAAGCGAATCAGTCGCAGGGGCGTTGTCGGTAGCGTGGCGGGAGCGCCGGACCCAGTGAAACCGTACTGGCGCATAAAGATTGCCGGAAAGCAGTACATGGCACACCGGCTGGCGTGGCTGTCTGTTTATGGGTCATGGCCGAAAGACCAAATAGACCACATCAACGGGATGAAAGGGGACAATCGAATTTCCAACCTCCGTCAATGCACGCCGCTTCAAAATGCAATCAACCGGGCGGGATTGAGCGCCCTTGGTCACAAGGGAGTTTCTCCATCAGGAAGCGGGTTCCGGGCAAGAATCACAGTTGGAAAGCAAAGGCTTAACTTGGGTTGGTTTGCCACCGCCAAGGATGCGGGCGCTGCGTATCAGGCCAAGAGCCGCCAACTACACGGAGAGTTTGCCACAGACAGGCACTTGCAGCAGGCGCGCAAGATTGGGGACACCTTCATCTGCGCCGACAACTTCAAAGCCTACTGACCATGAAAAGCTGGGCAACACTACTACAGCAGGAGACCCAGAAGCAGGTGCGGGAGCCAGAGGGCAAGGGGTGGCAGACCTTCAATGAAATCCACAAATCCCTTGGGCAAGGCGAAGGCAGGACTCGCCGCGTGATAAAAGAATCAGCACACTCCGGTAAGTGTGAGGTCTTTAGGGGAACGCAAAAGACTGCGGACGGTCGCTTCAGCATGCAGGTCTGGTATCGTCTGAAGTGACGAGACAGACAGCATTTGGCTGGTTGTTCGTCAAAGCTGGCGACTAGCCACAACCTTTACGCCCCCATAGTTTAATGGTTAAAACGGAAGTTTTGTAAACTTCAAATCACGGTTCGATTCCGTGTGGGGGCTCCAGTTACTGTCGCTGATCGCTAGGAGGCGCATTGCGTCCCGCCGTAGATGCAGAAAGACGCATAAGCTCGTCCGCAAACGTCGGGACTACCTGTGTCCTAAATGGTTTGTATGGTGAAGGCAGCGCGTTCTCCAACTGATACTCGGGACTAAGAATCATATTCCTGAGAGATCCAGTCATGGGTGAGGCGGCAACAGAAACTGCACCGCTGCGAACTCCCGCGCCTTGTAATCCCATTGGACGCGCCTTGCTTGCGCCCTTGGCATAGTTGTCTGCTGTATTGGCAAACTTCGCAATCTTGGCCGCATTGCCATCAAGAGGCACTCCATTATCCATTTGCGAGGCAAGATTCCTCATGTCAATTTCACCGCGTTGAGCATTGAGGGCGGAGTCATACGCGTACATTTTGGCCAAATACTTACGCGCCGCTTTGAGTCGTGTTACCAAATCCTTCTGACCAGACTTTTCCGCAAGACTCTCAAGAGTATTTTCAAGAGAATCGACTTCATCCTTAACAGCTCTAGCCCGTTCAAGGTACTCGGTTCTTTTGCCAGAATCGCCATTTGCTAATCCGTAAAGATTCTTAATGCTCTCGCGTTTTTTCTTGATTTCAGAAACAAGCTCTTCCCCGCCCATGAGCTGGCTTTCGGGAATTAAAGCTCTTATTTCAGGTTCAAGAAGCGATGCGGGACCCCTTTTGCTCGGAAGAAATTTTGTCGCATCCTCGTATGGGGCATATGCCAATTCGATCTGGGACGATAGAAAATTGCTATTTAGCTCAGGACTTGGACGGGGCATCCCGTCTTTAACTAGATCGCTATCATATTTGGGATTGATCCCCTTTGGAATAACAATTTCCTCACCCACCAGCCTGTTGGCATTAACCTGATTGTTTATAATCTGCATGTTTGCCAACTCATCCCGACCAGCCAACATCTCAAGCGCAGAATTCTTAAATTTGCGCTGCTCAACAGATGGAATAAAAACAAATCCATCATTGATGGAGTTGGTCATGCTATCAACGAGCTGCTTTCTGTTGGTTATATTGATTCCAGCCTGAGCCGCCGCAAGCTCTGCACTGGTGCGGTTCATGGACCTAATCGCCATAGGAAGCTCTCCTGCAGAACCGCCCGCAGCGGCAATTGTAAGACCTTCCACTGTGATGTCTCGACCAGCAATCAACGCTTGGGCCGCATCGGCGGCAGTGTTCATCCCAGCCCCGGCAATCAATCGCTTTAAACCAGCCTGAATGAAGCCGGGGAGGGAAACGGCACCGCCGGGAAAGGCACCAAGGGCTTCACGAACATTGAAGGACTCCTGTTGTCCTTGAGACATGCGCCGAAGCTGTGCTGCGCTCTGGCCAGCCATCGCCCCAACTCCACCACCAATAAACGCTCCGGGCGGTCCCGCAAGAGATCCGACAAGTTTCCCGACGCCTGCGCCGCCAGCCTCAAGGCCAACATCGGCAGCAAACTGACCAACCTCACGAATGCTCGGAGACTGAACATTGGACAGGTTTGGCATGAAGCCAGACGCCGCCATTGGTGCCTGACCACGGGGTGCAGCGGCCTGTGGGATTGGCTCAGGCTGTGGTGCGCCCGCTTTACGCTTTCTCAGCTCAAGCTCAAGTTCAAGGCGGCGGCGTCTTTCTTCGTTGGTAGCCATTATCGAAGCCTTTCAAGTTCTGCTCTTATTTCCGCATCTGTCATTTCGCCTATGGGTTTAACATTTGGGGCACCGCTTTTATCAGCGCGAGAAATCTGTTTTCTTTGGCCATATCCCGTTGCACTATATCTACCAACAACGTGTTGATTGTATATGTTTAACTTCTGATTATAGGAGTCTTCCTTTTCGTCAAGAAGATCGGAAACAACTTGCGACACAATCTCTGGGTTGGTGAAAATTGATTGAATGTCTCCGCCAATTGCATCAAGAATGCGTTGAGCATCAATTTCTGTAAGAACCCCAGGCCCAAGAATTGTCGTTCTAAGGGCACCAAGAAGTCTTTGCTGCCTAGCCGCCTCAACACCAAGGGTTTTTTCAGAATCAGAAAGTGGTTTGTCAAGAATCGTCTTGATTGACTTGCTTAACCTATCAATTCCCCTTTTGATTCCTGTATCTAACCCTTGGGTGCCTTGTAGGTATTTATTTAAAGTTTGGATTGATTTCCCCTCCAGCACTACCTCGTCAGATAGTTTAGCCATAGCTGCTGGATCAAGAAATGCGTTTGCGTCACTAAGGGTGCTGGGCTTGAATCTTGCGGGAAGGGGTGTGAATTTACCTTTGTCGTCAAAGGTTCCAATCATTCCATTATTAAAAACTGCAGTAACAATTTTACTTGGATTGTCTACATCAACATATGTTCCAGCCCTCTCAACACGAGGATTTGAACCACCCGCAGCCAATAAAGCAGCCTTTCTTGCGGGTACGTCTTTTGCAGTTAATGTTCCGGCTTCAAGTTCCAATCCAATAATGGCGTTGGTATTTTGCTGTGCCGCTGTTAGGTCTTGAGGGCTAGGTGTTGCAAGTTTTTCAACCTGCGCTTTATTTTCTGCAATTTGAGACTCAGTTAAGGCATCTCGCAAATAGGCACCACGTCCCTGCTCAAGCGCGATAGGATCAAAAGATCCCGGATTGACCATAGAAGGAAGCGTGCCGCGTCCTTGTGTATAAAGTCCAGAAATGCGAGCAGCCTGTTCAGCGCGAGTTCGTTCCTGTTCACCCTGTTGCATCTGGACAAGCGAATTGGATATGGCGATTGCGGCAGCGGGACCGCCAACACCAGTAACAAAGGCTTTTGCCGCACCTCTATCCTTTGGATCAAAACCTAGGCTTTGGGCAATAATGGGATTTGTGCTGGCAACATTCTGGAAGCTAGTGATAGCCGCATCTTCTTGAGCTTTCTTTTCTTTCTTCTCTTGGTACTTCTGGATACCCTGAACACCGCTGGCAATCCCTTGAGCAAGACCCTGGGCAATGGCAGCACCGCCCTGCGCCTGCATCTGGGCACCAGAGAGCGCACCTTGCAAGTAGCCGGAGTAATTGGTTGCCCCTAGCTGGGGGTTAACTGTGTTGCCAAATCCGTATGCCATGAGATTATTTATTATCTGCCAGCCAAATATCCGCCGGTTAAAGAACCAAGACCACCGAGAAGTCCACCAACCAAAGCACTTCGGGACTGAGCCCTAGCTCCTTCAAGGGCAGCTTGCGATCCGTAAATGCTGCTGTCGTAGTTGCTCTTGTTGGCCTGATTCTGGAGGGCAAGGTTAATGCCAGCGTTTGGATCAAAGAGGTTAGGCCCAGACGGCTGGCCAGCCGTGTTAGCCGTAAACCTTGTAGCAGCCGCACCCCTATCGCCTGCGCCTGACTCACGCCCCAGGATGGCGGCAAACGGGTCAGAAGACGTGCGCTGGCGTGCATTAACTAGGTCCAGAGAAAAAGCACGATCACCTTGCGTCCGAGACTGCCCAAGCTGTCCAAGACCAAGCAATGCCTGCAAATCCAAACCACGGCCAGTCGTTGATGCTTGTAGGTTCGCAAGATTAGACTGCTGACGCATTTCAGCATTAGACTGATCCCTTCTCAAATCCCTGTCATAAATCGAGCCAGCCGTGCTAACGCGCTGTTGGCCCATGTCAAACTCTCGACCAAGAAGTTGTGCGCCCGTCCCGAGACGTTGCTGCCCCATCGCAAACCTCTGAGTAAGAAGATCGGCTATTGTTCCGGTGCGCTTCTGGCCCATATCGAACTCTTGACCAAGAAACCGAGCCCCTGTGTTCATGCGCTGCTGTCCAATATCGAACCCTTGACCAAGAAGCTGGGAACCCAAGCCAACATTCTGACGCTCAAGGTTCATTTCCTCGGCAAAACGTGCCGCCATCTCGCTTGCAAGCCCACTCTGGTCGCCCACACGCCCCCGCGCTTGAGACCCCGCACGCGACTGCTGAAGAACATTCCGAAGCTGGGTTGGGCTTAGGTTACCACCACGGGAAAGAAAATCAAGGCCAGACTGAGTAATCTGCTGCTCGCCTGGGGCGGCCTGTCGGAACTGATTCATCCCAGCCCGACCAAGCTGCATTTCACCGGCAGTCCGCTGAAGTTGGCCCGTAATGGTTTGGGCAAGTAACGCTTCTTCGTCACTGCTTCTGAACTGATCCATGCCAGCCCGCATAAGCCTATCCTCTGCTGCGGTGCCTCTAAGCTGGTCCAAACCGGCTTGACTTAATTGACCCCCAAGCTGCGACTGTGCAATTTGTGCCGCCTGCGATTGTGGCACGCCCTGCGCCATGAGACGGCGAATGTCAGCATCCACCGACATGCCGCTTTCGCGAAGGCCCTCTGCCTGCGTTAAGGACCGAGCAAGTTCTGGGTTGGCATTAAGGAAAGCCTGAGAAGCCCGTGTCCCCAACTGCTCAACATCTCTAATGTCTGCCCTTCGCTGTAAACTATTTAAGTCTGCTTGGCTTTGCTGAAGCTTTCCAGCAGCATATTGCTCCTGCTCAAGCAACCCAATTTGACCGTCGCCACCACGAAGCAGCGTGTTAATGTCCGCAAGCTCAAGCTTGTTATACTCTGGACGGTACTGCCTCTCTGATGCAAGCAACTGGCTCTGTAGCTCAGGATTGGACATTGCATTAATAAAATCAAGCGCCGACCGTCCCGGATCAACTGGTTGCGGGGGAGGTGGTGGCGGGGGCGTTCTTTTAGAGCACATTTCGTTAAAGAGTTATATTGTTGGTAAATACTTCTGTTTCCCACACGGATTCATAACCCAGCCTTTTCATGTGCTGATTATAGGGGCTGTTTTTATTGCACAGGATAATGTAGCTATTTATGCCCTTTTCCTCCATAATGGAGTCATAAGTGTTCTTTAGTTGCATGGACTCCTTGGGGCCAATCTTTTTGGAATGATGCCACACCATTAAAACCGGCACAAGCGCAATGGAGGCGCAACCAACAAGCTCGTCATTCTTTTCAATAACATGAGTTGGTAAAGAACATCCATCGTTATCTTCTCTAGCCAAAGCCAAAACATCCGACAACTCCTCTACGCTGCGTATGCGTCTAACTTTAGGAACAAAACTCATATTACAAAGATGAGACGGCGTAAACGTCGCTGAGGCTTGTGCCGTAGGAATAGAGGACAAAAACCATCGCCTGACCGGCGGTGAGCGTTGCCGGGAAGGAGCCACCAGCGGTCTGCCAGGCGGGCCACGTCGTCGTGATGCTGCCACCCGTGTTGTTCTTAAGGGCAAAGATGTTCACCGTGCCAGCAGCCTGACCAGCAACCGTAAAGGTAGAGTTACCGGCAAGCAGGATGCGGGCATTGCTTGCAACAGACAGGTTCAGCGCAATCGTACCAGAGGTCGTGTAGCCCGTTTCTGGCGTAAGGCGCAGCAGCGCAGCCGTAATAATGCTTGTGGCAAGTGCCGAGGTAGCGGTCAGGGAGCCCACCGTGTAAGACGCTGTGGAGTCAATCTTCTGCGGGGAAATGCCGCTATCCTTCACAATGATGGAACCGCTTGAGAGCTGGGTGGTAACGCCATCAACCGCACCAGATGCGAATGTCGCGCTGTTAACAGCGGCGTTAAGATTGGTCGATGTAACCTGATCGTTAGCGGCGTATGTGTTACCTGTTACAAGAATTGGCATTGTCGTATTTTACCACGTTTACTGCTTAGAACTAATCGTAAGATCGGTGAGCTGAGAGGTTAGCTTAAGTGCCCTAATCTTGGGCCTGCCCTGGATGGGCGAGATGGTAAACTGTGCCCCGTACCCGCGCACGTTATTGCACCGTCCTCGTATCGACGCATCTTCCGCCACAGCCAGCTTCTCCCCCAGAAGGGTGCTAACCGAGTCAAGGGCTTCAACCGAGTCCGGGTTCTCCGTCTCAAGGCTAATGGTTGCGTCGGACTCGTTACTCTCGGAGCTTTCAAGCTGAAGCTCAAAGGAGTTGTAACGCTTGCGGTCCATTGTCCCAGCGGTGTATTGCCGGGTGGTAACGTAGGAAACAATGTCGTGCGGGGTAGCTGGAAAGCTCACCTGATTGATAATCACGTCGTTGTCGTCATCGCGGTCATCAATGACGTGGATGCCCCCAAAAGAGTTCACGGCGTACAGCTTGTTCAAAGAATCGGCTCCAGCACGGATAAGGTTACGCACATTCCAGTTCGGTGTGTCAACCGTATCAACAGACTCCCACCCTTGGGTCAGGAAGTTGTAAACAAGAATGGCGTTGTTTTCCGTGGAGGAACCAATTGGAACCGAGAGGTAGTAACGGTTGTCGTGGTAGATGGCTACGGCGTTCTTGGCGTACTCTGGGTTAATCTGCTTGATGATCGGGTTAATTGATTCGGACAGCGGAATTGATGCACCGCGCAGGTTGTATAAGTCTTCAAATGTCATGGCGTAAACGCCGTTGTCCGAAAGGAAAAGAATCTGGTTGCCCACCTGCACAACCGACTTGCGGGCCAAGCAGCCCACTTCACGGGTAATCTCCTGCACCACAGTTGCAGCTAGGTCTCCACTGACGCCGCGTACAAGGTGGATGGTGTTCCGATTGAAGATGACGAGGTTATCCTCGGTGAAGGGCTGGATGGCCACCACGAAGTCTGCGCCGCCCGACGCAATGCGGTAGTTGGCGTAAATTTGGTCGTAGGTGTTGGTATCTAGGATGTCGGACGCAATAATCTCGTCCGTAATCCCACGGTTTGTAATCGTTGGGGAGCCAGAGCTTCCAGCCATCGTGTACAGGTACGGCATCCACAGACGCCGCTGGTGGTAAATGGCAAACGGCGGGGCAGGCATGTGGCTAAACCCGGTGCCCGTAGAAATCCTGCGGCTGAAAATTACCTTGTTTGCGGCAAGGTCATCAACGGCAGCAAAGAAAGTAAAGCTGTTTGCGTTTGGAACCGTAGCAACAACATATCCCGCGCCATTCTCCACCAACTCAGAAGACCCCTTGTCAATGACGTAAACACGCTCTCCAACAGTAACCCCATGCGCCGTCTCGCTGACGGTTACGAGACCGTCTGAAATTACGGTATTGCTGTTTGCATCCAAATACGCGGGTTGCGCGTATGCGCCGTTTTCGACTAGGACAAAGGCGGGGGTTCCAGTAAGAACCCCGTTCCATTGCAAGGCAGTTAACCCATCCCGGAAGATAAAAACCTTATCAAACGCCTGAAGCATCCCAACGTCAGCCGAAATGCTTACGCCAGCGGGGTAGTCAACTTGAGTGGATGTTCCATCGGACAACTTGATTGCGTAAGCAAACCCATTTGTGGCAATGACGATGTACTCCGTGTTGTTCGTGTTTGGATCGGAAAAGAGGCAGGAACCGTAAACAGCGTTAATCGCGTCATCCTCAAGACGGGGGGCTCCAACAACCGCTGTTCCGGCAATGCTGCCAGAAAGACCCACAACGGTAATTGTAATTTGGGTCGAGGTAACTACCGTAATCGGGCGGTTCCCGTTTGGATCGGGCGTAAGGCCAGTAATGCCAGAAATACGCGCAAGGGTAGCCGTTACAAACGGATGCGCGGTAGCAAAGTTAATGGTAATCACATTTCCGGCTCGGCTAATCGAGCTGGCGGTCGTATTGGTATACAGATAGAACGGCAGTCGCAGCGCAGCCGTATTAGTCGTAATTGCCGTATCAAAGTTGGTGATGCCCTTGCGGGGTTGCCATGCCCCACCAAGATCCATGCGCCCATTGGACGAGTACGCTATCTCTCCAGGCTGAAGCTGGTCTGGACGAAGCCGCGCATTTACGCGATTAAACGCGACATCCCCCTCGTCAACCATAACGTTGTCAAGGGAACCATAGTTGCTGTACCTCGGCATGTTTTTAGTATAGCCTAAGAATTAGCTTCACCGTGGCAGATTACCGATACCTCGCTGTTTTCTTGGCAATGGCTTTAGGCTGCGGAACAAACTGCTTACCAGCCTTCATCCCCTTGCGCTTGGCTCGGTTGGTTGCGCTCTTTTCAGCGGCAGTCATGGACTTCCACGCCGCGTCTGGGAGGTAGCGTTCGCCAGTTTTGAGGCTCGGTTTGCCCGAGTTGGTACGCCATGCCTGCCTAGACCAGTCTCGTAGGCTACGCTGTTGGGGTTTCATTTAGACGCTGTTGGGGTTTCATTTGGACGTAGTGTGGGTTAAGGCGTTATCATCTTGGCTATTGTAGCTGCCAAAGGCTTCAAGATATTCTACTGCATTAAGTAACACCTTGGTGCTATCTTGAAACATGCCCAGTGCACGATTGCACAGTTTACAGAGCACGCCTCTAAATTCACCTGTTGCATGGTTATGATCTATGGCGCTGTTCTCTAAAAGAATTTCCGTTTTGCAAATAGCGCAGCACCTTTCTTGCCTTTCGTATCTATCGGCAAGTTGTTCTGGTGCAATGCCATATCTAGCGCATCGTTTAGTTAACGTCCAAACGTCTTTTTCTCGATAACCAGCAACACGATCTGGGTTTTCTTTAATCCACCCATTATGCTCTTTGTAACGACATTTCTTGCAATGACTTTTAAGCAAATGGGCCTGCTTGCCACCTCTGTTGGGATATTCTGACAGGGGTTTCTCAACTTTGCATTTTGTGCAAATTTTAGTCATTGCTTAGGGGTAGTATAACCTCCACCACTTGCCTTATATCGTCTAGCTAAAAGTTGACTTTTTCTAGCCGACCATTGGCCGGGGCGACCGCCCTTTGATCCCGACTTGACGGCTTGGAACAGCCGCTTACGCATGGTAGGCTTCGTGTAAACGCCCGCCGAGTTGACGGTAGAGCGTTTCACTTGCACTTCTTGCGCTTGCCGCCATTCTCGTAGCGCATCTTCTGCTTAGCAGACTTGTAGTTTCCTTTGCCTTCAGTTTTACCGTATTTCATATTAACAGTTCCAAGCCTTTCGGCTCCAGTAGTTTGCGCTAAGTTTGTTGCTTGTTCCCTTAATCCCGCCAGATCTAGCGCAGTAACTTTTCTTGCGGGCAGGGATTGATTTCTTGATGGTCATGTTAGCATCACCAAACCGGACGACGCGCTCCTGACCCCCTTGGCAACCCTTCACCACAAACTTCTTGCCACCCTTAACGTCCCGTCTGGGGCTATTACAGGGCAGATTGCGGGGGTTTAGGGGCATGGTAGCGGTTTGAGGAGAAAACCTCTTAAAAGGGCTTTAATGGGCGTTTAAAGGGCAACGGGCGGGTTTAGGGCTCAATGTTGGTTCCTTACAAATTGGCGTCTTCTTCTGGTTCCTTGCTTTCCTTCTGCCGAATCCTGTCCAAGTTGTTGGCCTGCTTGATAATCCACCAGCAGGAGACCACGCTAACCGCCAAAGACGCTACAAGCGCGAAGATGTGCAGTACATCCGTAACCATCTGCATACTGGCAAGCGTCGTAGACCAGCTAAACAAATTAGCGGCAAGGATTTTCATTGGCTGTAAATTGTCGTTCATTTGGTAGAAACGGTCTTAGGCCGTGATCCAAACCACCATGTGAGCGCAGTCGCAGCGGTAAACACCAGATCGGACACTAGGGCGGCGCGGGTCACGGGGTCCAGATTACCACGAAACGCGAGAAGCGAAATGACGACAGCAAGTGCCCATGTTAGAGCTGGGCGCGTAAACCGGCGGAACGAATCAACCACCACGGCAAGATTTGCCGCCCAAGGTGCTGCCTGCGCCGGGATGCCCACGGAATCCTCGTTGGCCGACTGCTGTGAAGTCGTAAACGCCTTTAGCTCTTCCTCCTTGATCTTCAGCTCTGACAACGCCTTCGCCTTCAGGATGTCCACCTCGGTGTTCTTGCGGTGCGTGTAGCTCTCAAACCACTTGTCCCCAAAGCTCAGAACCTTTCCGAGAATCGTGCCGCCGAGTGCAGATGAAAGGAAGCCGAGCATATCAACCCTTGCGCGTCGTCAAATAACGCCAGCAGAAGTAGGGGAACCAAATGATCCACGGGATTTGCCGAATCTTCACTTTGCTGGCGATAACCTCCGGCTTGTCCGCATTCCAGCAGGTCACGCGGATGGGTGAGCCGTCCTCCGACACGCATGCCTTGATCAGCCCGCTCCGCGTCGGCTTGCGCCCCGGCGTCCAATAGTTGTCGAACTGACCCAGCTCAATCTCGGTCTGCTTCCCGCGTCCAATGGTGCAGCCAATGAACCGCCAGCCTTCGATAGACCCCTTGATCGTCGCAGCGGACACGCCTGCGCCTGACGCCAGCGAGCACGCCCGCCACTCGTAGTTCGACCCGCGCACCGCATCAACGCAGTTCTCTGTGCCAGCGGCGACTTCCTTGCCGGTAACGAGCACGTTCGTGCAGTCCGAAAACTTCAGGATGTCGTCGTAGTCCTGCGGATTCGGCGGATTCACAAAGCCCGACGTGTCGGGGTTGTCGCCGTAGTAGGATCGCCAGTTGGTGTCAGACATCAGAGTTCTGCGCTTAGGAGTGCCCATTTTCCGGTGCCGGTGTTGACCTTCAGCATATAGGTTTGTCCCGAGGTCAGTCCCGCCGCGACGGCCGCCTGAATGAACACAGAACCCGAGTCGGTGGTGAACCCTCCGTAAATACCGACAGAGGTGAGCGCGGCGGCAGAGCCGGATGTGTCGAGCGACAGGTCGGCAGTCGCGGAGACGGTAAGCGCGGGAACGATTCGCATGGTCACCGGAATGTGGACCGGCCCATATCCGCCAGTCGTCGCGTTTGCCAAAACGTATCCCGGCAGAATGCAGGCGTTGCCCGCATCGGATCGGAAGATTCGGGCGTACCGCTGACACAAAGAAAGTTCAAACCCGTACGGTCTGCGCTCAAACTCGGTCGCGGCGTTGCCGACTTCGAGCTGGACGCCGGTGAGATCGAAGGTCGCGGAAAGTGTAGAGATAACGCGAACAGCAGAAGTAGCGCCGATAAGGCCGGAAGCTGCCCACGCTCCAGCGGTACCTCGATAAGTTGAGCCAGAGCCGAGGTCAAAATATACGCGCAAACCGATGCCGCTATCAGTGAGCCACGTCCCGGTTGTATCTCCGGCAATGGCAATAGACTTTTGCTCCCACGTGTTCGCAACGGATATGGCGTATGTAAATGGATATCCACGGTTAAACGCACTGTTAGAAAATGCACCAGAGAATGTCCCTGTTAGAGATGACCTTACCCAAAAAGAAATTGTGACGGTCTTCGCTGTTGCTGCCCCAAACTGAAAATCTTGCAAATTATTTCCCTCTATTTGGTGCCGAAAATTATAAACCGAACCCGCAGCTGGAGACGCGTCGGCTGTCGTGGTCGTGATTCGAGTAAAGTTAGTGAATCCCTCTGGTGGTGTGCTTGTGCTTCGTTGCAGAGAGAATACGCCTGCCGCTGCTGTTCCCTGTCCGTTCCACCTATCAACACCATAAGGCTGTGCCCCAGTGGACACCGAAACGCTTGCCCCCTCGTTCCGCTGGTCAATCCGCATGTCGCCGTTGATGATGCGATTTCGGAAACCGAGACCGCCGATTACGCTCGGCGCAGAGTTCGTGAACGTGGACGCGCCTGAAGCGGAGAGCGTGGTTGCAGCCACCGTGCTCGGGGTCGTTGCCCCCACCGTGCCGTTGATGTTGATGCTCGCGGTTCCCGTCAGATTCGTAACAACGCCAGAAGCAGGCGTGCCGAGCGCAGGCGTCACAAGCGTCGGGCTGTTGGCAAACACAAGCGCACCTGTGCCGGTCTCATCGCTGATTACTCCAGCCAGCTCGGCGGAAGTTGTCGCGGCGAGCGCACTTAGTTTGTCTGTCGTGACCACAAGGGTCTTGCTTGCCGGGATCGTCGTCCCGTTGAGCGTCGTTGTGCTGCTGCTGCCGAGCGTGGTAAACGCGCCCGCCGCTGCCGTGCTGCCACCGATGGCCGTCGCGTCAATCGTCCCGCCGTCGATGTCCGCCGTGTCCGCCACGAGCGAATCAATGTTCGCGGTGCCGTCTATCGCCAGATTGCGCCACTCGTGGCCCGTCACGCCGAGGTCGTAGGTGTTGTCAGCCGACGGGTTGAGGTCGGACGCTACCCGAGCGTTGAAATTGACCGTGTCCGAGTTGCTGCTGCCGAGGGTTGTGTTGTCGTTTACCGTGAGGTCGGTCGTGGTCAGCAGATTTGCATCGCTGATCGTTACGCCGGAGTTTTGCACGAGCTTGCCCGTCGTGCTGTCGAATCGCACGATTGCGTTGTCGGTCGAGGACGCAGGACCGACGACATCGCCGGTCCCAGTCACGGTATTGGTGACTGTAAAATTCGGATACGTTCCGGTCACGCTGATGCCGGTCCCAGCCGTCAGCACTACCGTTTGATCCGGCGCTGTGTTCGTTACCGTGATGCTGCCGGACGACGTAATCGGCCCACCTGTGACGCTGATCCCCGTACCTGCCGAGAGATCGACGCTGGTGACGGTGCCGGTTGGCTTCGCGACCCACTCGACGTCGGTTGCTCCAGCGTTCAGCGCAAGTATCTTCGTGCCGTTCGCCGTGTAGCTCGGGAGCAGGTTTACTCGTGCGTCGCTCGCGGTCGATGCGCCCGTGCCACCGTCAGCCACGGCAATGTCGGTGATCCCCGTGATGCTGCCGCCGGTGATCGAGACCGATGACGAGTCCTGCGTCGCGATGGTTCCGAGCGCAAGATTGCTGCGCGACGTGGTAACGCTCGCGAGATCGGAGAGGTTATTCGCCGCCTGAAGGAAGTAGGTGTCGGCCTGAGTTGCGGCAGAGCCGAGTCCGAGATTGGTCCGAGCGGTTGAATTCGAGACGAGATCCGAAAGGTTCGACGCTTTCGCGAGCTTGTCCCCGTCCAGCTCGTTAATCGCTGCCTGCACTTCGGTCGCGACGATATCACCAGCCGGGACGTTCGTGATGTTGCTCGCCGTGTAATCACCGTTCGTCGCGGTGACCGTGCCCGTGCGACCGAACACAGATGCGACGTTGTCGGTGTTGTCCACCTTTGACCAGCCATCGGCTCCGCCCGAGATGATCCAGTCACCGATTGCGAATGTGATCGTCGCAAACGTGCCGCCCGTGCTGACGATGTAGAAGTCACCGAGAGTCGAACTCGCCGGAGGATCGGCAAGCGTCGGCGTATTAGTCGCCGCGTTCCACGTCCCCTTGTAGCTGACTTGACCGATGATCGAGTCGGGAAGCTGGCTTGTCGGAATCTTGCCGCCGCTGTCGAGAGTCGCCACGCCGGAGTTCGCGCCCTTTTCGGTCGCCGGAATCTTTGCCGCGAGATCGGTCGTCAGGTTTGTGACCTGCGACTGTGCGATCAGGATGTTTGGCGCGGTGATCGACGTGACGCGGCCCTTCGAGTCTACCGTGACCACGACGGAACTCGACGCGCTGCCGTAGCCGCCAGAAGAAACGCCGGAGACCGTAAGGCTCGGGTTTGGATAGGTGCCCGTCAGATCGCCGCCAGCCGGTCCGGTAGGCGTCCGCGCGTCGCTGAATCGAGAGTCATCGCCAGCTGCGACCGTGCCCGCGGTCGTGCCGACGTTGAGCGTCGCAGAATTCCCGAGCCCGCTGATGTCTGCAGTTGAAAGCGTGATGACGCCGGTCCTTCCGGCCACCGAGGAGACCGGGTAAGTGATGCTGACGTTCGATGCTGCGGTCAGTCTGCCCTTCGCGTCCACCGTAAACGTTCCGACAGCCGTGCCGCTGCCGTAGGAGCCAGCCGTGACCGAGGTATTCGCAAGCGCGACCGTGATCGTGCCTGATGTCGTGATCGGTGATCCGGTGATGCTGATGTTGGCGTCGCTGTCGATTGCCACGCTCGTCACGCTGCCGACCGCTGCGGTAACCCACTCCGTGTCAGTCGCGCCGCCGTTAAGCGCGAGCACCTTGCCACCGTTCCCCGTGTAGGTCGGCAAGAGATTGACGCGAGCATCTGCGGAGGTGCTCGCACCTGTCCCGCCGTCCGCGACTGCGAGATCGGTGATGCCGGAAATCGAGCCTCCGGTGATCGTCACGCTGCTCGCGTTTTGCAGAGCCATCGACCCGAGACCGAGCGAGGATCTCGCAAGCGCAACGCTGGCGACGTCCGAGAGATTGTTGGCGACCTGAAGGAATGTGGTCGCGCTTTCGACCGCAGCCGATCCGAGACCGAGATTTGTGCGGGAGGTCGTGACGCTCGCGACGTCGGATAGGTTTGCAGACTTCGCCATCTTCTCTGAGTCGAGTTCGTTGATTGCCGCCTGTGCGTCCGTGGCAGCGATCCCGCCTGCTGGCGTGTTCGTGATCAGAGACGCGCTGTAGTCGCCTGAAGTGGCTGTTACCACTCCGACCCGACCAAACACGCTTGCGACCTTGTCCGTGTTATCGACCTTCGTCCACGTCGTCGCGCCGAAGATCGCCCAGTCACCGACTTCCCAGTCCGTGATGCCGTTGAGGTTCGTCGTCCCGGCGACGCTTACGATGTAAAAGTGCCCGGTAGTCCCGACGCTGCTCGCGAGTGTCGGCGTGTTCGTCGCTGCGTCCCATGATCCCTGAAACGCGACGCCGCCCGTCGCTGAAACCGTGATCGACCCAGCGCCGTTGCTGATCGCGATGCCCGTTCCGGCGGTCAAAGTTGCTTCGACGAATCCGCTCCCGTTACCGATCAGCAGTTCTCCTTCGTTCGGAACTGGAACGAGATCGGTAAGCGTTGTCGCGCCTCCGCCTCCACCGCCGTTGCCGCGCGCCGCGTTGAGAGTCCAGTCCGCCGCGCTGCGGCTCGGGCGCTCGCGATTGCCATCGATGTTCGAGACGAACGAATCGCCGTTGATCGTCACGAGATCCAGCCGCTGATACGTCTCGCCGGGCGACCACTTGCCGCGCGGGTTTAGTCCCTTCGGCTCGGCAAATTCTTTCCGAAGCTGGTCGATCTCGGCAGCGCGAGGGAAGCGAGAGAGTTCGCCGGTCACCAGATCCTTGACCGCTTCAGGTAGAGCGGAAGCAGCGGCCGCAATCTTCGCCTCGGCCTGCGCGAGCAGGTCGTCATTTTTGGCGCGTTCCGACATAAGCACCGAGTACCGCGCTGCTGTCGTATCTTCGAGCTGGACCGCAAGCTCCGCGATCTTCTGCTTCAGAACGTTCCCGAGTTTCGCGTGCTCCGCTTGCGAGCTGTACAGCAGGTAGGTCTGCAATTCCTCGCGCAGCAACGGCTCGATCTCGTTCAGGTTGCGCTCGATCTCAACCGACAAATGCGCGCGAAGTTCCGGCAGCGACTCGACGAGCTTCTTCAGCTCCACGCGCTGAATGATTGCGAGTTCGATCAGGTTGTCGATTTGGGTCTGCGTGTGAATCATGGGAGTTTATTTGCTGCTCTTCGGATGCTCAGCTGGAAGGAGATCGTTGTCAGTCGTGTACTTCGGATTCTCGGGTCGTCCGTTTTTCAACAGGTAGAGGAACGCGTTGACGCGAGCGAAGGCCCACTGCGACGCAGAGGTCACTCGCGGCGAACTCGACGTGTTGAACGCACCGAGACCGCGCTGAAACACCGACTTAAGTGCGCCGAGGGTCGCGCGTCCGTTGCGCGTGTTTGAGTCCTTTTCGTTGAAGTCGTCCGCTTTCTTTTGAAGCGTCGCCTCTTGTTCTGCCGTGACCTCCGCGCCGCGCGTGGTCGAAGCGTCGCCCCTTGCGGTGCCCTCGCCCTTTGGGTCGGGATTCGGCGTGTCGGACTTTGGTGCCTTGTCCGATCCGACGATTGCTCCGCGCTCTCCGACCTTCGCGAACATACCCTCGTGCTGCCTCATGCAAACAGCCGTGCGCTGCTCCGCGTCTGGAAACTCGGCCACCGACACCGGATCAGCCATGCAGCGCGACATAAACTCGTCGTGCGTTTCTTTGGCGGTCGGCGTCGGTAATTCGTACTGCTTCTTGCTCAGTTGCACGACCGTGCGATCTCCGAGGATCGACTGCTTGATCTGATCGACGCGCGCGTTCTGTTTTTCGCGGAACTTCTGAACGGCGTCCAGCCACTCTTCTGGCTCCGGCGGTTGGATTGCGGCGAAGGTTTGCCTGACCTCGGTCGAGGCTGCTCGTAATTCCTTTGAATCCGCCTGCTTGTTAATGCGCTCGACGATGGCGGTTGACCACGAGTAGCCCTCATCGCCACCCCACCCGTTCCACGCCTGCCAGCCCTTACCCTGCTCGTCCCACGTCTCGCCCTGCTTGTCTACCTCATGGCGGTCAAAGAAAGCCTTCATGCGGCGCACGGTGTCCTCGGACATTGGACGCTTGTTGATCAGGTCGCGGGCGCGAGCGATGCCGACGCTGGTCATGCCGCGCTGCGATGCTGGCTTCTTCTCGCGCACGTCGAGCGCGCGGCGAGCGTTCTCGGCCATCGCGTTGGTCGGAATGTAGCTGCCGGTCTCAAGATTGATCGTGATCAGGTTAGAGTCGTCGAACGCGTTGCCGGGCACGATCTCCTCGCCGGGAGCCTGCCCGCCGACTGATTCCGGCCCGCCGGTCTGCGGCATGACGCTCGCGGCTTGCGCGTCCGCTGCTGCCTTGCCTACGGCATCGCCCGAGGCTGCGGCTGCGGTCGGCGTGCTCGGGAGCGACTGCGTCGTCAGGCGGATAGCCGTCTCCGGCACGCCGTACTTCTCCGCAAGCTCCTTCACGAATCCGGCCTCGATTGCAATCTGCTCGAGACGAGCGAACGCGTCCGTGCCCTCCTCAGCGGCGATCTCTTGAAGCGACTTCGCGCCCTGCCGGTTCTCGTTCATGTTCGCGGCGGACTCGCGCCCGACGTCGATTGAGAGCTTCGCCGGGAATCGCCATTCGCCACGGGTCGCCCGGCGCAGAGCCTGCACCATCGTCTCGCCGGCCAGAAGCGTCGGCGGCGGAATCTCGCTCCGCGCAATCGCGTCGAGGATCACGGCGTCCTTGATCGGATCGAGCACCTTGTCGGTCAGCACGCCCTGATGCTTCGAGAACACTCGGTCAGCGGCTGCGAACTCTGCGCGGACGCTCGGTCCCTTGTAATCTTGCGTGCCGAACAAGACACCCTCGGGCACGCCGACGCCGAGAGCGATCTCGTGCATAAGATGCTGGACGAAGCCGGTGAACGCCTGTGACGGGCGCGCTGGCATGACCTCGACGCGATCGCTGTTTGAAAAGTATCGAATCATGCCGACCTCGGTCAGCTCGTTCTTCTGCTGCTGCCCGCTCGGGAGCGAGAGCGCCGGGTTCGGCTGGAACAGGTTGCGCGGATTCGCCGCTCCGCGCTCGTTGAAGATCAGCGCGGCCTGCTGCGAGGAGAAGCGAACGCCCGCCTTCTCTGCCTGCAAGATGTCGTGAAGCATCCGCGCGGTCTGGATCGCGGCGTGCAGGTCTGTGATCCCTCGGTACTGATCGACTCGGAATGGATCGAAGTAGTGGCAGAACTGGTTTGCCGGAATGTCCTCCGCGCCAAAGTAAACGCCGTTCCGGTCAACGCGGAAAATCCGGTACGCGACCGGCTGGCCGAAGTCGTTCGTGATGATGCCCTGATAATAGTTGTCGGACTCAACCGCCGACATGTTCGGATTTCCGATGCGAGTCGCCGGAACGAGCTGGAGCTTGAGCCCGTCGGTCGTGCGCCGGATGACGAAGCCGCAGTCGCCATCGACCGGGCGCTCCTCGGCGGCGAGCTGCACGAGCTTCTTAAAAGAGTGCCGATTCGTGACGTCGCAGTTCTTGCACCACGCGTGAAAGTATTCGCTGATCGTCTGATTGTATCCCCGGTCGCCGGTCGTCGGCGAGTACTCGTGCGGCGTCAGGTAGTTGCCAAACTTGCGCGAGATTTCGCGCGCCTCGGGAAAGTTCTCAACGAGGTCACGCGCTTCCCACATCATCACCACGCGGTCGCGCTGGTTCTGCGTGGACTCCGCCGGTTGCCCGTACTGCTTCGGAGCGTAGAGCCGATTCGTGCGCGCCGCGTTGTACTCGAACAGATGCCTCTGCACGCGAGATTCGAGACGCCGGAGCGCCCACGTCGGCGCAACGTTCTCCAGAGCGCGGTCCACCCACGGCTTGTTTTTGACGATTGCGGCTGCGTCGAAATGCTCGGTGTCCATGTGCTTTTTTGTGATCAGTTACCCGTAAACGAGATGAAAGTCGTGTCGGTCGTCTCTCCGTTACCATACGCCTGCGCGTCAACAATCTGCCCGAGCATTTGATTGAGCGCAGAGAGGTCGGCACGCGAGACGCTTTTTCCGTTAAGCGAGTAACTTTGATTGAGCAGCACTGCCTGAATCGCGTCGAGTGCCTTCGTTTTCAGGATCGCGAGCGTCGCGGCGTCGAGGCCGAGAAATGGGTTGTCGAGCATTTGCCAATGCCCGATTTGTCAAAAGCCGCTAGTCTTTAGGCGCTGTGTACCGGATCACGTTCGCGATGGTCGCCATGCACAAGATCATCGCCGAGGTGTCGAGACCGTGATTCGGCGCGTTGCTTTTAACCTCCTGCCACGCCCAGACGCCGGTGCGGATCTCGACCTTCGACTCGCCCTTGAGGTGTTCGAGGTAGAGCGGGTTCACGTCTGCCGGCAGAAGCCATTTGAGGTCGCCTCGATCTTCGAGCGCGTTTGCCAGCAGGTCTTTGAAGTAGTCGCCCGACCAATCGTAGTAGTATACGTCGCCGCCTCGGTAGTCGCTGATCCGAGGTTCCGAGAACGGGAAGTTGACCAGCGTGTCGCTGTGGTCGTCGCGCATCGTCCACGTCTTGCGCGCGTGCCCTCGCATACCTCGCCAGCCGAAGTCCGCGCAGTCCCGATCTACGTCGGCGGGTCGGTAGCCCTTGTCCTGCGCGACGCAGGCGTCCGGCACCTTGTACCGCTGCTGGAGATGCCGGAGCTGGTCGCGGGTCTCCACGCGGCCGAAGTAAAGTTGCTTATAGGTCGTCCCGGTCGCGGAGGCGAACGCGCCGATCTCGACCCACCAGTGATCCTTCTGCCGGTCGATTGCCATGAGCCGGATCACCTCGTTCTCGATCTGCTGCCCAGCGGCGAATGTCGCGACCGAGTAGTCGCTCGTTCGCACGAACAGGTTGACGACCTTTTTCTCGACGATCCACGGGCGCGCCTCCCGCTTCGTGCGAAACTCGATCAGCATTTTGTCGTCACCCTGCTTGATCCGGTGGTTCTGCGCTTCGCAGAACTCTTCGACCAGCAGGCGCATTGGACGCGAGACGAGCGACTCGACGCGGAAGGATGCGAACTCGGCGGGCGCGTCCGGGCGCAGAGGAACGTAACGCCCGGTCTTTTTCCACGCGTTGCGGGTCGCGTCGCTGTCCGGCGTCTCGTGGCCGCAATGGCAACGAAACCGGCAAGACTCGACCGCGCGCGCGACGTCAATCGTGTCGTCGTCCCGCTTCGCCTCGATGTCCCAGACGACGCCGGCGCGGATCTTTGTCTCCTCGTTCCGCCCGAGCGAGAACGCGACCGGATGAACCTTGCGGCACGACGGACACTCGGCGGACCACTCCTGTTGATTGCCCTGCCGGAAAGACGTGTCCTCCACGTTGCCGGTCTCGATGTCCATGACCGGAGCCTGCGACGTGTTGTAGATTTTCGAGCGCCCCACCTCCTCGAAGCGCGAGACGCGAGCGACGGCGTGACCGTACACGTCCTGCCACTTCGGGAGCCAGATCTCGTCGTTGATCTTGTACCGGATCGACTGCGACTGCTGCGACGAAAGGTTCGCCGGGTTGAGGATGAAAAAGAATCCGCCGAAGTAGATCTCGGTGGTCGTGCGCTGCGGTCCTGTCCTCGGTAGCATCCGAGCGACCGGCTTGCACCCCTCGAAGATCGGATTCAGCCGAGACTTCGCGTGCCGGTCGATCATCTCGTCGGTCTGCATCGTCCACGAGATCGGTCCCGCGTCGTTGCAGATCAGCCACGGAACCCAAATGTCGGCGACGAGCGTTCCGCCGATTTGCACCGCTTTTCGGAAATGGACTCGCCGGATCAGCGGATTCTGAAGCGCGTCGAAGATCGGGACGAGCCACGGCGAGATGCGAACATTGAACGGTCCCGGCGTCGCGTACGAGTCGGGCAAGACGATGTTCCGCCGCGCCCACTCGTAAATTGGCGAGCGGTCGCGCTTCGGAGAACGGAAGTCGGCGAGGCGTCGTTCGGTCTCGGTCACTTTCGAATCACCCAGAAGTTGTTACGTACGACGCTGAACTCAAGATTCCGCTCCATCGTGAAGCGGATCACGGCAGGACCGACACCGGGAAAGCCAACGTCGTCGCCGAACATGATTCCGCCGAGAGCGACGAGCGGCCAAAAAGCGCACAGGTCGTCATGCACGTCCGCGTATTCGTGCGAGCCGTCGATGTACACTAGTTCGGCGCAAATCTTGTGGTGCTGCAAGATCCTCGCCCCGTTAATGCTGGTATTCTGGATCGGATAAATGCGCTGCGCGTGCGGCGAGTCCTTGATGTTGCGGATAAACTGATGATAGAGCCTCGGGCATCCGACCGAGTCGAGGAGCCGGTCGTTCTCCGATCCGCTTGAAAGAACGTGATCAATTCCTCCGAGCCATGTGTCCACGCAAACAATGTCGCTCGCGAAGCGCTCGGTCGCCTTCGCGAAGTGAATTGCGCTCCGGCCCTTCCACGAACCGACTTCAATGATCGTTTTCGGTGCGAGCAGTTCGACAAGTTCGTCGAAGATCGGGTCGTCGCTGTTCCAGCCGCGAATGTCCTCGTGTTTGGGAAGCTGGCTTGTGTCGCCTGATGTGAGCTGCGCGATTGATGGGAATGGTTTCATGTTTTTAATTCAGAATGATATGATCTGCGGACAGTTGCGACGCGATTCGCAGAGCGCGAGAATTTGTTCCTCTGTCACGCGGTGGTGCTGGATGCCGTAGCCCCCGCGCAGGTTCACCTTGCTCTGCCGGTCCCGCCGGTCGCGCGTCCGCCGGGTTACCGCAAACGACGGGTCAGCGTTTTGCCAGTGCGTGCCCTCGAACCAGAACGCGTGATCGAAGGTGCCGCCGCATTGCCGGTGATTCCCGAGGTCGAGACAGATGCCCCGGTCGGCGCGGATCACGATGGGCTTCTGGTAGAGGATGTTCTCTGGCGAGCGGTAGTCAGGATCGCCGAAGCGACGCTGCGGGACCGGAGGCTGATCGAGGTCGAGGTCGCGCTCCGAGTGATGTCGGAACACGTTCCGCATCCGAGCCTCGATCACCGTGACGGTCTCGGGAACGCTCGCGAGGTACTCTTGCGGATTCCCGCAGCGGCTCGGCCAAATGAATTCATCCGCGTCCACGACAATCTTCCACGCGGACGCAGACGGCTCGGCGAGCAACGCGTTGACCTTGTCCGTCTTCATGCGGTCGTCCATGCCAGCCGGGAACTCAAAGTCGATCACGCGCACATTGCGCGCAGCTTCGAGGACTTCGCGGGTGCGGTCGCTGGATCGCGAAACGACCGCGAGGATCTCGTCGGCCCACGCGTAGTGCTGGACGAACAGGCGCGCCAGCGTCTCTTCGTTATAGAAAAAGCAAATGACTTGAACGTGGGTCATGGCTCGTCGTCCGAGACCCGCGCGCTCGTTGCAACCATCCCGCCCTGATAGAGAGCGATGTTCGAGTTGATCACCTCGCGGATCTCGTCGAGGATTACCCCGCCCTCGACGTTGACCTCGGCTGCGTTCTTCCCGATCACGCGCTGCCCGAGTTCGACTTCGAGCTTGAGCCTCAGGAGCAGGTCGAGCTTCTGCGACAAGGTTGCGAGCATGTCGTCCACGACTTCCTTCGCGATGACTTCCCCGGCCTCGCGCTCGTTCTTCGCGCGGGCGAGCCGGATCTGCTCGCGCATCAACTCGGCTTTGAGTTCGGCGAGGTTCTTCGTCGCCGTGTCCTTGCCGATCACGTTCTCCGCGCAGAACTGCTGCCACGCGACGAGGTTCTCCCGGCGACCGTCCTCATGCTTCGCGGGCGCGTTTGGGAAGCGGGCGCGCGCGTCGTAAACTGCCTGACGCGAGAGACCGAGTTCCTTCGCAAGCGTCGTCGTGTCCTTGACCCAGCCGTCCGACTGCTCGGACTGAAACTCGATCATCGCCTTGCGATCCGCAGCCGTCATGGTCTTGCCCGCCTTCAGCTTTGAGGCGATGTTCGCGAGGTTTTTCCGCGCGAGGAGTTCGGAAGGTGACTGCGGCGTGTCGGTCACAGCTTGATTGGCGTCTTGCCGGTTGCATCCGCCCAGCGTTGAAGCGCGACGGCGACGTAGTTTGGACTGATCTCGATGGCGCGCGCTTTGCGCCCGAGCTGCTCGCACGCCATGATCGTCGTGCCACTGCCACTAAATGGCTCGTAAACCACGTCGGCGGATTTCGTGTGATTGCCGATTGCGTACACCCACATCTCGACCGGCTTCATGGTTGGATGCTCGCGGGAAGCCTTTGGCCGGTCGAAGTCCCAAACCGTCGTCTTCGTCCGGTCGCTGTTCTTTAGCCGGTCGCCGGGTTTCCATCCGAACAGGATCGGCTCGTGTTTGTAGTGGTACTCCGAGTGCCCCATTACCATCGAGTCCTTGTTCCAGACCATGACCTGCCGTAGATATCCACGCCCCTTCCAGTCGTTGAAAAATACGCCGTGCAGCGGACCCGCCGGGACCGTTGCGACCCAGTAGGCTCCGGCACGCGAAACGGCGTCTGCCGCGTCGAACCACTGCTTGCACATCTTCGCCAGAGTCTCCTCGTCCACATCGTCGTTCTCGACCTTGAGCGCGTCCTTCGTCTTGCCGACGTAGGCGACGCCGTAGGGTGGGTCAGTGATGACCATGTCAGCGAGCCCCCCCCCAATCACGCGGCGGGCGTCATCGAGCTTCGACGAGTCGCCGCACAGTAGCCGGTGCTCGCCTAGTTGCCAAAGCTGCCCCGGCTCCACGCCCCACTTCGCCCGAAGCTCGTCGGCCTTGTCGATCTGCGGCTCCGCATCGACCTCGGAGTCCCCGACAAGGTCGGAGGAAATCTTTGCCAGCTCCTGCTCGGTAAAGCCGAGATCCGCGAGGTCTTGACCGGCGTCGAGGAGCGACTTTAGCACCTCGTCCAGCTTTTCGTCCCACTCCGCCAGCTCCGCCGTCCGGTTGTCCGCGATGGCGAACGCGGTCGCCTCCACGCCGGTCAGCTCGGTCCTCGTCGCGCTGATCTCGGTCCAGCCGAGTTCCTGTGCTGCCGTGAGCGTGCCGTTGCCGGCGAGAACGATTCCCTTTGCGTCGATGACGATTGGCTTTTGCTGACCAAACTTCCGGAGCGACGCCTTGATCGCGTCGAGGTTTCTGCGCGAGTGTTTGCGCACGTTCGACGGGTCGAGGGACAGGTCCGCGACCTTGATGCTTTCGATTTTCATTTGTAAAGATTTGTAAAAAAGTGAAACGCGTTTTTTTACGCTAGGTCGCTTAACC